GTCATTCGATCGAACTTATCTGTCTTTATGTTCGTTAGGTCGATCTTTTCTTTCCAATCTGTCATAATATGGTGTGTTATTTGTAAACTTTTTCTTGTAGATTTTATTGTGATTCCAGTAATTATCCAAATGCGATTGTGCCATCATTGTATCTGCCATTGCATTGTAGAGATCATCTCTGTGAATCTGAATACCAAAATACTCATTACCTACTGCCTCTTTTGGAGCTATTCCTTTAGTTTTCTTAAACCATGTAAAATCAACAACTTTGCCATTGAATAGCATAAATCCATGAGGTAACGGAAAAGGTAATGGCTCTGTAATTGCCAACCCTTCTACGTAAATTAATTCAATCTCACGATCAAGAATGCTTGTCACAGCTAATTGACTGTTGTAATAGCACTGCTTGTCTTGAGGTACTCTGTGAAGAAGACAGAAGTCGTCGAACATTGTTCGTATGATTTCTTGCTCATCTTCTGTGAATGGTCCGGGATAGTACGACTTCCCTTCTTTAATCAACAGATCCTCTTGAGAGCTGTAAAAATTGTCACTTTTTGCGTAATTGTTTTTTAAAGCAATCATCTGCTCTAAATATCGCTGAATGTCTGTCATCTTAAATTTTAGTTTTGTAAAAATGATTTTCTATTTCAATGAACGTAGGAACTTCCCCTTTGACGATATCTCCTTTCCAGAATGCAAGCGCTCCTGGAGTGATGATTGGTAACTTGATTGATTTTTGATTTTGATGTCTCTTGAAGATGTATGTATTCTCTTTTAGAATACGAATATCAATCCAAGTCTCTCTCAAGTTAAACGTGTACGATGTGTTTTTGTCAACTGCAAATGAAACGATGCCATTCTTGTATGCAGTTATGATGGCATAGATCGGTCCTAATGGCGTTTTAATGCCTATATTATCTCCTACCCTCATCTTTCGATATTTTTGCAATATACTCAATGAAATCACTCAAAGTGTAAGTTAAATGATCGACAGAGAATGAATTGATCACTTTCTGATCTTTAATGAGCTTTATTTTATGTCCACACTGATCATAATACACAGACAAATCCTCGCTAATTTTCACGAGAAGTCCATCTTGATATTCTGCTTGTATTTTCATAACGTAAAGATACTTATTTGATTTCTTTTTCCAGGTGTAAATATACTATGTATATCTCATATAATACAAAAAACGCCCCATATAGAGGCGTTTTAGTTATCAACAAGAAACTGTTCATTTAATTAATGGTACAGTGATCTCCATCGCAATATAGCTCTGGTGCTGAATCTTCAGCAATTCCATCGAAGTTTAATTCTTTGATGGTAGCTTTGATTTCCAGATATCGCTCTTTCGATACTCCCTCGTATGGCATTTGAGGATATGCTCCTGCTTCTAATTTTGGTAAGAAGCTGATTCCTTTTAAGTCATATTGGAAGTAGTTAAGTGCATGTTTGATTTGATCTCCGTCTGCAGGTTTGAATGTTACAGTTGAAGATACTTGATTGTCTGCCCAATACTTCTGTAAGAATGCAGCTAAAGAAACTTGCTCCCATAAAGTCACTTCATCGACAGTCCTTACTCCTTCGATCGCAACTGGAATTTCAACAATCACAGAAGTCTCTGGAGATGAATTGCTTGGTTCAATCTTATATCCCGCATCAAGACATTGTTGCACTAATTCTGAACTCTTAGAAAGAGTCACTCGACGAATGTAGTAATTATCTTCTGGCCAATGCATTCCTGGAGTAACTCCTGGAAGAAGTGATACCGTTCCGGAAGGCTTGATTGAAGTGGTTTTGATAGATCGAGGAATACATAGCCAATCTGAATAGATCTCATCGTATTTCTGGATTGCAGCATATCCACGCTCACATAATTGCTTCAATTGATCGATTCCATATTTTTCAAGGTATTGTGCAACACCTGACATAGAAGTACCAATACGACGATTACGAAGCATTACGCGATTAGTCTCAGACCAGTGCGTTCTTCCTAAAGTAACTGTTTTTGCGTACAAGTATGCAAACTTCAATGTACGCTCATAATCTTCAATTGAAGTATGTCTTGTAGGAAAAGTTTCCACTAAACAGCACAATTCGAACGACTCTAATGTTTGCTCCAAGCAAGGATTACCTCCTTTTGCTTTGTGATCTTTATTGTTGATTGGATCTGCCATTCTTCCGAATTTCTGCATATTGTCCAACCAAGCATATCCCGGTTCTCCATTTACGGCAGTTTGATCTCCAACACGTTTATAATCCATACCCACTTTAGCAAATACTGAATTATTCGAAGTCCAACCCCATTCAGATCTGTGCTTCATTTCACCTACCATTGCACCTTGAGTTGCGTCCCAACGATAGTCTTTCAATTTCAAGTACTCTTCACTGTCAGCCTCTCCAAATACAATCTCAGCCGTTCTACGAACATTCCCAGCAACTACGCAAGCACCGATCATATTCATAATATCTGTGATGTCTGTTTGAGTAATTGTATCGCCGTGACGATTATCAAATACCATCGCAATACGATCCAACAATTGCTTCAATGGTCCTGGACCTGAAGCCTTCCCTCCAAACGTCTTGATTGGGGTACCTTCTTTACGGATCAAAGAATAGTCGAATTCAAGTCTTTCACTATCTTTAACGAAGTATGTCAACAGTTGCAACTTTACAGCTTCAACCCAACCCTCTCTCGTATCTGGAATGGTGAAGATTGACTTGTGCTCTTCGATCGGTTGATAGATCTGAATTAATCCTGCACCCTTCACGTCGAAACCAACTCCAACACCTAACATCGACATATCCATTAAGAATTCGAAAGGTTTTGTTGGCTCTATATGTAATGAATCTGTAGATACGAATGCGCAATTGTTAAGTGCTGCAAAAAGATCTCTCTTCTCCGTAATGTCAGTTCCCATTGCCCACAAACCTCTTCCTGGAGGAAGGAATTTCATGTCGAACATACGTTCATACATCTCTTGAGCAGACTCTTGTGCTTTTGCAACATCCCAACCTAATTCGTATTTCAAGATATGTCTACCCTGAAGACTATAAGCTCCTTCAACTACACGTTTACACGTCTCCCACCACTTCTCATTCGTACCATCTTCTTTGACACGTGAATATGTTCTCATATACACTAATTCGCCAAGGCCATTAAAGCCGAAGTCTGGTTTCTTTTTTTGGAATTCCTTCAAGAAATCCTCGTTTAGTTTAAATTGCATTCTTCTTTGGTTTTACTGTTTAACTGTATATTTCAAGTGCAGCAAGCCTTGCTTTCTCTGCATCATCAAAATTCTCATAATCCTTAACTCCATCCTCTCCTACGTCGTGAGTGAAGATAAGGCTTGTCTTTGCACGTGTAAATGCCACATACATCAAATTCTTTTCTTGTTCAAATTGCCAAGGTTGAGTAGCTCTCTTCGATGGCATTAAATCTCTTCTAATAATGAAAACTCGCTCAGCTTCCAATCCCTTTGATTTATGTATCGTTGAAAGGATGATTCCCTGCTCTGTATCGTCACTGAACATATTTTCAAGTGCAATAATTACATCTCGAGTTGTTCTATATCGCTCTGCCACTGCTTCTATCACATTCAACTTCTCTTCCTGCATGACGTAGCGAGGATGATCTGTTACATTCTTCACTCCCTTTTCAGCTAACTCCACTGCAGTTTGAGACAGTTTACCTTTCAACTCAGCAAGCGCTTCAGAGAGCGGTAAATTTCTATATTTATTGATTAGTGTGATAAGATTCTTACCAAGAGCTTTTCCTTTAATGTGGCACTTTTTCTCTTGTCCAATGAAGTAATAGAATACTTCAACTAAAGGAGCTGTATTGCGACACAATACGAAATCGCCACTTTGAGCTTCGCGAATGGATCCATCTCTCACTTCACCCTCTTTTGCGTTAGGTGCAACCTGAATGTTGTCATAGATACCATTTGCACGTTCAACAATCTTCTTCGCACAACGATATGTGATACTTAAAGGTAAACATAGCGTATTCGGCCTCTGTGCAAGTTTATTGAATGATTCGACATCTGCTCCCATAAACGAATAGATTGATTGGTATTTGTCTCCTACTGCAATCATTCTTCCGCCTGGCTTAATAATCTTATCGACAATAATCTGTTGCGCCTGATTTAGATCTTGACACTCATCGACAAAAACTTCATCAAACTGAGGCATTGTGATATTCATCGTAGCTGGCAAATAAACCATATCTGTGAAGTCAATTAAGCGATCTCCCTTCACAGCAATGATTCCGTGATTGTATTTATTCAAATACTCAATCACCTCAACAGTACGTTCAAGTACGTCTGGTAGGAGATCTATTTCATGCTTATTTGCCAAGTGACCCAACTCCTGCAAACTCTTAGCCATTGACATGCGATATACATTTACAAGATCTTGAATCGTAAACATGAAGCGATCCAATTCACTCTTGTCGATATTCCAATTACCTTTGCGTGCAAGATCTTTTGCTATTGCCATCGTCTTAAATTCTGAAATATTCAATCGACCACGATAGTGTCGCGTCAATGCCTTCATCCCTAAACTGTGAAGCGTTGAAACGTCTACGGTATTTGGAACTCTCTCAAGCAACTCACTAACGATAGATTTATTGAATGCAAGAAAGCATACAGATTTATGTTTTGGAGTCAGTTTCAATACTTGACAGATGGTAGTTGTCTTTCCAGAACCTGGTGCAGCACTTACTAAAATATTACTATTACTGCCCGTATATGCATTGAAGATATCTTGCTGAGGCTTGCTTGGTTTGAATGTTACGATTTCCATTATTACGATTTTTTTGTAAATATACTATGTATATCTTTCTGAGGCAACTTTTTGTTTAATTCTTTCACTACTAAATGGAGATCTGTGATCGCATCACGATACGCTGCACAGTGTTCAAATTTCGATTGAGCTTCGTAGTGTAGACGACGTTTATCCAGCTCTTCGATTAAGATTAATATGAATTCACTATCGTAACAATATGGATGCGTCTCATCGAAAAACTCCACACCGTTAATAACATCGACAGCACATTCTCGCAAATGATCTGTAAAGCAATCAGCCATTCGATAAAGATCCGGCAGTTATTAATTTCAATTTAATTATCTAACCAAAAAGAAAACCCCTCCTTTTGGGAGGGGTTTCAGCAACTGCATTTTGCTTATACTAATTCAGCTACTTCGAATTTTGCATCGAAGGGCTTGTTTAGAATGTGACTGAACACCTCTCTATCCAACTCCACTCTCGCCTCTGGAGATGCTCCCATCCCTTCAGAGTGTGATAATTGATAGTTAAATCCATTATAGATTAACCAGTCAGTGATTGGTAATCCATTAGAATTGTGCTCAAAATTGATACGATTGATAACTTCCTCAGCAGATTTCAACGGGAAGCTCGTTGCTGCGATAACTTCTTGAACTCTATCCGTCCAGTGTGTTACTTCGCGATCACCAATTACTTGATACACCTCAGTCAGATCTTTCGCTTCATCTAAAAACTTTTGAATTGACGTTGTGATAGTTTGATACATTTTATCAAGATTCCCAACAGTATGTTTCAAGTTTGCTTGCTGTACCCACTTGTAGCCCCATAATCCATTTGAACAGATTTGACGATAGAATCCGAATACAATACGGAAGCCTATTTGAGAGCTGTAAGATCTCATGATCTTCATCATTGGCATGATTTTGTCAGCATACTTCGTTTGGCCGATCATAAGATCACGACCCTCGATTTGATATGTTGCATAATATTTACAATAATCAACGTGATCGTATGCTGGAGTGAATCGAAATCCATTTTCAGTCAACTTCTGCTCTAATGCAGGAAAGAATTCTGTATTTTCTAATAGACCGTATCTACCTGATACGAAATTAACGGCCTGCTCAACTCCATCTGGACGCGTTACCAATACACAGTGATCATTGTGTTTTGAAAATCCAACGTTAGGGAATATTTCAGTAGATTTTACCTTTCTTACTGCTGCGAAAAACTCTTCTTTAGACTTGCTCATAATTGTTACGATTTTAATAATTTATTTCATAAAGATATACTGAGTATATCTATTACGCAACTATTTTACAATCTTTTTTACAATAAAATCTACTCCTTCCGAGATTAGTAGGTTTCTCATATCACTGACAATGATTGGATCCTGAGCAAAGTAGTCGATTGCTTTAGCGAAGCCTTCAACGTACAATAATGACTCTTTCAATAAACGGCTCGTTAATTGTGATCGCGTTCCTGGATAGTGTTTCATTAAATAATCATCTGCAGCTTTTCGCATTTCATGCTTTTCAACTACATACAGTACATTCGACATACTATGAATACATGATCCAAGAAAAGTGTGGAGAATACTCTCTTCTTTCTACTTGCGCTCCCGTAACTTGATTCATAAGAGTCTGCTGCTGTTGTGGCGTAATTGCATTCCCCAGTAAGTGGTTGCTGATTAATTTCGTAATATTCATTCCTTGAATCATCGTCTTTGGAATATTCTTATCGGATGGTATGAATTCGCGAATGGCAAATAATTCCTTATCGATGTACAAGATTGCAGTTCCTTGACTGTTTAGTGCGGAGATCACATTAATGTGACTTTCTCCAATTTCTTCAATTTTCATACTATTTATTGTGTTTAGTGTCCCCTAACATATCCCCTCTTTTACGTTTCTGGAATTTAATGTCGGTTTGATAGTGTTGCTTTGCTCGCTGCTTCAAGTGGTCTTTCATCTTCAACTGACTTTCAGCTTTATTTGCAATGTGATTAATACAGAAGCCTTCTTTTGGTATTGGAATGAGAAGTGCTCCATTTTCATCGTTGATCAACTTCTTACCCCATTGATCTTTATAGACCGGATCAGCACCAACAAACGACGTACTGTGCTTTGCAATGAAAAACTCTTTGCCGGTAACTGAGCATTTAAAGTTTGGATTTTGCATAATTATCTAAATTTTCTTCGACAAAACTCTGCCATTAATAGTGCATCGACAATACCAGTATGTGGCTCTTGTGCACGTGAACTCTTTGTAAGATCTTGAGATGGAAATAGTGATTTGGCTGCCAGAATTGAAGTAAGTTTCGTGTCAATGGTTGGCTTGATTCCTGGTTTATATTGCTTCTTTACACCCTCCCAAGTCTCTTTTTGCCACGCTTTTGCTTGCACTTGGGTGTGTGGAATTTTCAATGCGAAGAGCATCATTTCAAGTAAACCCTTTCCTCTACCAAATTCAAAACACGAACTTCTTCCTGCCATTTGTGGAGCGTGAACGTCCTCTAATACTGCGTGTTGAATTTCATATGATCCAATAATCTCCATCATCTTCAACTTGTCGTATTCCTTACCTACCATCGGCATCAAGTGAATTGCAACAACTTGTTTATTTTCGTCGATTACGACAAATGCTCCATCTTTTCCTGGATCTATTCCGATATAATTCATGCTACAATTTTACTAAAACCTTTCTCTTTCACAACAGTTACGACGTGATCGTAAACTCCTGCATGAGAGGTATGTGTAATTACAAGTACAGTTTTATTCAGTAAATTTAACGCTTTCATTAATTCAGTTACTCCCTTTCCGTCCACACTTTCGATAATCTCATCTAAACATAATAGGTCTAATCCTCCGTTTTTTGAATTTAGATTGATTAATCCTTGCAATGCTAAAATGTTACAGATCTCTACGCGAACCTTCTCTCCACCACTGAATCGTCCAAAAGACGCTACTTCTAATCCGTTACGCATAATTGTCGCAGAAATCTTCTCACTCAACTCTCCGTTTGCCTTTACTTTATATCCACTCAATTTCAATCCTAAGTTGGTTTTGATTTGTTGTAGATAGTATGTTGTAAATGTCTCAATCGACGCGATTGCTTTATTTGCAAGATGCGATTTAAAGCGCTTAAACTTATGATCCCACTCAACACATTCAGCTTTCTCTTTTTCGACCTTAGAAACTTCCTTTTCCAGAAGTAAATGAGCCTCTTCCAACTCCTTCAATTGATCTCGTAGAGGTTTCTTATAGTCAACGATTTCTCGAGCCTTCTCTTCATCGATTTCTTTCTCAAAGCCAACAATTGCTTTCTCGTATCGACCGATAGACGACTCTACTTCTAAGATGTTTCTCTCAATCGTCTTAACTGTCTGTAGTAATATGTCTTTGTCAGATGTTTGTATTCGCTGTTTTCTTCTTAATTCAAGAGCTTTCTCTTCAATTGCATTCAATTGTACAGTAATGTCATCGATCGACGTTTTAATCGTAAGATATTCAGCTTCAGCTTCAGGTAATAAAACTGCAGCCTGAGATGCATCTAAATCTTTACCCAATACGAATTGATATTTACAACTTGGACATTCGATCGTTCCTGCAATGATATGTTTCAATTCATGAATAAATTCATCACATTCCTTTAGTTCAGCCTTTAGTGTAGGCAAATCCTTCTCATGCTGTACTTTCTCGGCTGCAATCGCGGCTAATTGAGTAGAGTAGTCGATCGTCTTAAACGTATCTACTGCATGTTGACTGGACTTCAGTTTCACATTAAGTGCACTCAATTCATCTTTCGACTTCTTCAATGTTTCTTTGCCAGCTACTTTACGTGCCTCCAGTGCAGCGATATTCTCCAATCTAACAGCCTCTTGATCTTTCTCAGGCTCTGCTAATTGTTCGCGCAACATTTCAATTTTTGTACTGGATCGAATAAAGTCAGCATTTTGTAGTCGTAGCTGATTATCAAACTTCAACACATCTAACTTGACAGCTTCAAATACTGGATCTACAATATTGGCATTTGAGAATCGAGCCACTACCTCCTTCTTTTTCGTATCACCAAAAGCAAAAAACGACACATACTTCTCTTTTGAAATAATGAAGTAATTCAATAAATCTTCTTTCGTAATATCGAGCTGATCGAGAATGAATTCATCCGCATCTCGAACTGTTGGAATGTTGTCTTTTTGATTTTCACCATTAATATAGACGCAAACCTTTGATGACCCCTTAATTGGAACGCTTCTCCAGATCTTCATTTCACGATTCAATTTAACATTAAACCATGTCGATTCAACCTCTAACGAATCCTCTCCATCCATAATCAATTCTACTGGCCTAACATCACGTAGCGGGGATCCAATAAATGACATTGAAATGCCTTCGATCAATACAGACTTGCCTGAGCCATTACTTTCTTGAGCTTCGTCGTCTTTGTTTTCGCCATAAATCATTGTAGCCACTCCTTGATTGAAGTGGTACAATGTTTCTGAATGCGACATAAAACGCGTTACTTTTAACGATTTTGGTATCCACATAATATTATTTTTTTACAGTAATTCCGTAGTGTTCGCGGATCTTTAACGCTAACGTGTCATATAGATCTGGATTATCTCTCAAACAATCTGCAACTGCAGCTTTTCCTTGTCCAAGCTTTGTGCCATCGTAAGCATACCAGGATCCACTCTTTTCAAGAATACCTGACTCTGTGCCCAATACAACGATTTCAGACTCTCTCGAAACCCCTTCTCCGAACATAATGTCAAATTCACACGTCGTAAATGGTGGAGCTACTTTATTTTTTACAACTTTCACTTTTGTTGTATTTCCAGTTGCAGCCTCTCCATCTTTTAATTGCGCTTTGCGACGTACATCTAAACGAACAGATGCGTAGAATTTCAATGCATTACCTCCCGTAGTTGTCTCTGGAGATCCAAACATTACGCCAATCTTTTCACGCAACTGATTAATGAAGATTACAGTACATCCAGTTCGACTAATCGATGCAGTCATTTTACGACACGCTTGCGACATTAATCTTGCATGTAAGCCCATTTTCGAATCACCCATCTCACCTTCAATTTCTGCTTTTGGAGTAAGTGCAGCTACTGAGTCAATTACAACCAAATCAACTTCTCCTGACTTAATTAACGTATCTGCAATCTCCAACGCCTGCTCTCCGTTATCTGGTTGAACGTAGAATAGCTCTTCCATATCAACGCCTAAGCATTCTGCATAAAACTTATCAAAAGCATGCTCTGCATCGATGAATGCAGCAACTCCTCCTTGTTTCTGTACTTCAGCAATTGCGTGTAGCGTTAGTGTTGTTTTTCCAGAAGACTCTGGTCCGTAGATTTCAATAATCCTTCCTTTAGGAAAGCCTCCAACACCTAATGCGATATCGAGTGACATGATTCCGGAAGATGTAAATTCCACCTTCTGAATATCTTTCGTTCCTTTCATTACAGCACCTTTGCCGTATGTCTTATTCAATTGATCGTAAACACCTTGCAGTTTTTTAGGATCTCTTTCTCTTTCTTGACTCATTGAATTTTCTCTAAATAAATTAAACCTCGTTTTGCTTCATATTTCTCTTTCTTGCAAAAGTCTTTAAATTCCTTCACTACCTCAGCTTTATTGAATTGAACAAACTCATCGATATTCAGTGTCGTAAGGTCTGCTTGAATCTCGGTACTATCGAACTTCACATCAATGCCCGCTCTTTCGAATTTACTCTTATCGATTGCAACCAACTTCGACTTCTCTCCTTGGAATTTGAATCGAATATTGTCTGTCGAATCGGCATACTCAGAAAGTAGTTGATCTAACTCATTTGCTTTCAAATTATCGACATCAATCTTGATAGTGATGTATTCGGTAAACTCAGCCTTTTGAAATTCATGGGATCCGTCATTGTAAATGATAGTAAATCCCTTATTTGAATCTTCTCCAAAATTCTTTTGAAGAGCGGATCCAATATAGTGTACGTTATGAATAATGCTTTGATCGTGATAGTGTCCTACCAATACAGAATCGAAAGACTTGAATGCTGTACGATTAAGATTATTTTCAATCACAGATCCGTCATTATTTCTTACACCATTTACTGCAATATGTGTAATTAGAATATTCTTCTTTTTCTTGTCTAATTCAAAAGAATTGAGACGTTCAATATAACTTCCACTTTCTAAGAAATAAGGCAGCCAATGAATATCTACGCCATCGTGTTGTGTTGTAAATTCTTTTCGATGCAATGTGAAGCTTGGATGCCATCTATAAACATCTAAGTAGCTCAATTCACTGTCATAGTCGACTTTGTCGTGATTTCCTGGAATTGCCTCTAATACGACTCCAGACTCTTCGAAAAGATCTAAGATTTCAATAAATGCTGCCAATACAGTAAGTGGTTGACTTTTGCGAGATTCAAAGATATCTCCAGCATGCCAAACCTCTCCCAAACCCAAAGACTCTGCAACAAGAATTGCTTGTCGAAAGATTGCCTTTTGTGCATCGATATTCTCACGTTCCATGTGAGTATCTGTTAGTAATATTCCGATTGGTTTTCTCATACGATTCAAATAAAAAAGGTACCGCTACTCACGGTACCCTTAAAGATTGTTATGCTTTTTTAGCTAATTTAGCTTTCATGTCAGCCATTCTACTTCCAGTTGAAGGAGCTGCTTTTGGCGGCTCTGCAGATTCAGATGGTGCAGTTGCGATCTCCATCTCTTGACGAATGAAATCTCTCACTTCATCGTCTGAATACTTTGGAAGGACTTGAATATCCAATTCATTCTCCATGATAAATGCTTTCAAAGCTGCACGATCCATATTGTCGAAATCATCTTCCCATGGCAATTTATCTACTACGACAGGTGCAGTTGCTACTGGACTCGACATATCTTCTTCCTCCTCATATTCTTCGACAATCGGCTCAGCAACTTTCTTCGCTGGAGCTGCTTTCGCAACTTTTACCGGTGCAGCTTTCGCTGGAGCTGCCTTTGTAGGAGCTTCATCTTCATCCTCCTCAGCATCTTCTGGATAGTATGCATCAATTACTGTACAAATATCCAACCACTCATCGTGAGCAAATGCATGATATCCGTTCTCTTCATCGAAAATTCTCAAGCCATTTAATGCCTTTTCGAAATCTTTTCTTTTGTAGCAATTTTGGTAAATTGTCTCAAGAGAATCTGCTGCGATTAAATCTTCCAACTCTTGATCTGTTAAAGTATAATCACCTCTCCACTCTAAAGTTGCTGTATATTTTTTTGACGGATCTTTCTCTGCTTTATTGTAGACAATGATAATCGCTTTTCCTAAGTCTGGATCTGAGAAAGGATCGGTTTGAATTACGTCATTTGACTGATCTTCTGTGATCGCTAACGTATTCATGGTATCTTTTACCATTCCAGGTAATTCTAAGCGTCCTAAAGTCTTTGTATTGCCTTCGATTTTCAATGCATATACGATCCAAGTGATACGACCTCTTACACCCACTTTCCAGTTTGTAAGATTAAATAAACGCGTTTTACGTTCTTCTGGATCTTGACACTCATCGTAAACGATTTTTTCAACAAACTTGATATACTCTTCAATAATGTCTTTTGGAGTACCTCCGTGAGTTCTTGAATTGAATAAAGGACGTCTCTGAATTTCAGTAATCTCTTTACCGTCTTTCGTGTAAGTTACTTCTTGTGGTAACCAAGACACTTGTTTTGGATACATGAACGACTTCGCATCAGGATGCGCCGGCATAATTCTCCACTTTGATTGCCCTTCTGGGATTTTATGGAAAGAAACTCTTCCATCGTTATCAGCTCCACCACGAGGAGTTTGATTTTCACTTTCTTGTTGCTTTAAGGTTGCAACTTCTGTTGCCTTAAATTTTGATCTGTCAAAAGCCATTTTTAATGTTTTAACGGTTTATACTATGTTTTCTGTGGCACCCAACTCCACTTTTTCTTGGGGGTATTAAACAGATTCAATCGCCTTGATTGTTTCATGTTGTAAATATACAAAGGATATCTTTTGTAGCAACATCTCGAGCCCTAAGAAATCAATTTTTTATGAAATTTAATCATGATTCCGTTGATTTTACCTTCAATCATTTCACGCTCAAATTCTTCAGGCTTCAAGTTGTCTGCAATTCTATTAAGCTTTTGATCTTTACTTTTTACAGCCCAATATAAACTATCCATATAGTCGTACTCTTTCTCGATTCGCAAAGTTCTCTCTCTTAATTTGATGTAATTCTCATCTTTTAGGATTGAGTTATCTACCTCATCTTTTGTGGCGTACGAATACTTAGGATTACCTTTATAATCTGTCGTCTGCTTCAAACTTCCCTTGCGATAATTCTCCTTTGCAGTTGCTTCGGCAATATCCAGTTGAAGGTTAGCTCGACGTACAGCATCTTGCGCTTCAGCTCTCAACCAACCAACACGATTGAGAAGGGCAGAGATCGTTAAAATCTCTCCCATTAGGTTGTCGTAGTGGATCCTTACTAAATCATCAACATCTACATCAGCATCAAATTGATCGAAGTGTAGCGTGACAATCTTCTCTTTAAAATGAACTACTATTTTCTCTTTTTCTTCCATAATTACAATACCTCAAAAACCGTATCTTTGTCTGTGTTAATAATATTACTTTTATGTTTGAAGTCGTCAAACTGAACCTTTCCTTCAACTATCAATATGCAGTTTTTGCTGTCAATAATATCCTTACGAGCCTTCACCCATTCACCTGCCCAAAACGTAACAGCGATAAGATCTGAATTGCAATCGATTATAATGTTGGCAAACTTGCCATTTTTACTCTGTCTCTCTTTCACTTCAACCACAATTCCCGCAACGATACGACGTGAACGCTCTCTTTCTTTAATGTCACGTAAAGTTGCAGCATCTGCAAACTTTGCGAAATGATCTTTACATGCACTCATTTTAATGACATTGCGATAATCAAAAGATCCAAGACCAGAGATAAGTTTTTGCTGCAATCTCCACCACCACTCTTTCTTTCCGATGAATTTAGATGGTAATTCTTCTTTTCGAAGCTTGAAATACTCTCTCAAAATCTCAATACGATCCGAAAGACGCTCTTCAATGCGATATAGAGAATCGAAAGATCCGGCCAATATTAAGTTCACAAACACATCTTTCTTTACCTTTCCTTTTGGCAATCTCTCAAATGCTTCTTCAATGTCATAAAACTTACCACCTCTCTCTCTTTCTTCGATAATTACTGCAGAAGCAACCGTTCCACACTGTTTGATTCTACCTAATGACCAATACAAGTGCTTCTTATCGAAATCTGCAGTCAGGTTAATTTGAGAACTGTTAATGTCTGGAGGACGAATAACTACTCCACTATTCGATCTTCCAATTTCACTAATGTATTTTGAAATATCTCCCTCTGCTGCAAATTGGAATGCTACAGTCCAGAACTGAACTGGATATGCAAATTTCAACCAATTACACATATATCCGGTTATCGAATAAGCTGCAGCGTGGGATTTATTGAATCCATATCCAGAGAACACTTCCAGAGTGTCCCAAATCTGTTCCGCTTCAGCTTGATCGCAACCCCTTTCAAGAGCACCTTTGATGAATAAGATCTTGTAGCCATCCATCTGTTCTTTGATCTTTTTACCCATCGCTTTACGTACACCATCTGCTTCAACTAAACTAAATCCACCCAATACTTGCATGGCCTTCATTACTTGCTCTTGATAGATGTATAGTCCGTAAGTATCTTGCGTCACTTCTCTCAATCCATAATCGTAATGCGGATCCTCTTGACCAGCCTTACATTTTACGTATTTATTGTGAGCGCCCGAACTCATCGTTCCTGGACGATGTAGTGCAATCATCGCAATAAGATCGTCGATACTATCTGGCTGTACAGACTTTGAATAGCCTATCAATCCATCTGTTCCGAAGTGAAATACATCTTCACTCAAACCTTGTTGAAACAGTTCAAATACTCCAGGTTCATTCAGTGGAATATCTTCAAGTCCCAAATCCTTACCAGTTGTCTGTTTGATTAGATTGAAGATGGCACGAAACTTGTCTAATTGCTTAATTCCCAAGATATCTTCCTTCAAGAATCCAGCCTTCTCAGTAAACGACCCCTCCCACTCTGAAATCAACTGACCATCTGCAGTCTTACGAACTGGCAGCCAATCGTAAATCGTCATAGGTTCTCCATCTTCATCAAACTTTGGAACGATAACAGTAGCACATGCATGTATAGATGCTGATTTTGGTTGACCTAAACACAATGGAATGAGATTAATCATGTCAGCATTATCACACAGAAACTCTTTTACTTTCGACTTCGTTGTTGCATTTATAAATAGCGTTTTGAAGTTCTCTTTTTCGATATCTAATACGGCAGTGATGTAGTTGGCAGTCGCAAAGTCTATTTCATGTTGACGAGATAAATCTTTCAATGCACCTTTCAATTGTAGTGTTGTATAGGTTCCTACTGAACAGACATAGTCTTTGCCATATTTATCAATCATGTATTGCTTCACCTCCTCTCGACGAATTCCCTCGAAATCCGTATCGATATCAGGTAGAGATGACTTAATCCTTGACTCATTCAAGAAACGCTCAAATAACAAGCCATATCGCAAAGGATCCAACTTCGTTATCCCCATCATATATGCAATTAAAGAGCCTCCAGCCGATCCACGACCAACTCCCGTTAAGATACCATTCTTGCGACACCAATTGTTAATGTCCCATAGAATTAAGAAGTAGCTTTGAAATCCTCCTCTTGAAATTACATCAGCCTCTACTTCAATACGCTCCAAATAATCGTCAAGCGTAAAACCTTCTGCTGGAACGATCTTCTCAATAGCACCCTCAATGATGTGCCAAAACAAATCTTCATTACTGCCACAAATAGCAGCTTCATCGGGATTCATTTCATATTGAGGTAAGTGAAGCTTTCCTAATGGAATTTGAAAATTGCAAGATTCTCCAAGAATCTCTAAGTTTTGAAGAGCTTGTTGAAATACCTCGAAAACCCTTTCATCTTCCTCGTGAAATAGGTTTGCAATATCTTGAAATAATTGATCTACGGATTTGAAATACTCTTCATTGGATCCATTTGAACCTCCATTGCCTATTTTATTCAAAAGCGGCTTAATGACACAATCCATTTGATCGAGATAATATGCATCTGAGAGAAGTATTGGTTCGATCTTATTCATCCATTTATCGAGATAGTCTCTATGTGCATTTAGAGAGGTAAAGTCTTTCTGAGGCGATGTATATTCAACTGGATTAAATTGACAAAAACATGCATCGAAACTACTTTTTAATTGAGCGATGAGTTTATCTGACAATGGACATTCTGGATGAATAACGATTGCAACACCCTCTCCTTTCGTCAGTAACGTATCGACGTCAATACATTTATTTACACTATCAATGTTGATGACTTTATTGATATTCAATACATTCTTCCAACCTCTTTTATTCATAGCAAACACACGAACATCTTGGATCTTCTTGTTGTCGTGAAAATCAACAGAGATCGTCTCTCCAAGTATGGGTTTAATTTTACTCGAATTACATTCCAATTGAAAAGACATAGTTCCTGCTAAAGTGTTGCGTTCGCAAATTGCAAGAGTCTCGTATCCAAGAAAGCGTGCCTTCTTACACCAATCTCGATAATCTCGAGATCCATTTAACAATTCATATTGCCCATGTACACCTAAATGTGTCGTACTGGATAATTCTTGTTTTGCAGATCCAACGTAGCGTAATGGAATTAGCTCTGGTTCGTGTATATTATTGATTGGAGTGTAGTAATATTGACCTCCAAAGATAAATGCATAGAAGTTGGAATCTGATGAATGTGCTTCGTTAAATTCACGAGGCTCTACGATCAAATTAAATGTATCGCCAAAAACACGATCTGTATCAGCCAGTACATAAAATCTACCGACACCCTCTATTTCGAAAAGATGATCTGTTATAAAGGTAGCGTCTAACAGATGTACCTCAATCCATTCTTGAATTTTCATATTTATTGTATTTGACTGTTAAATTGACGAACTATCTTAACAAACATTGCCGCTGTAACTTTATGAATACATCCTCGTCTTTGAGTGGGCCTTAGTGTAGTTTTATAGTCACTTTCCTTAATAAAAGTTGGTAGCTTGTCTTGAAGATCTTGCTTCGACTCAATGTCGTAAATCACTACAGTACCGTAAACATATACGTGATTGTAGTGTGTCATAGATTCAAATCGAAATATCGGCTTACTGTTAAGTGAAATTACAAGTCCATATTTCTTCTTCCAGAATCGAAAATCTGGATTGATCGTAGAAAGCTGTTTAATGGTTTTAGTAAGGATTTGATCAGCCCATACGTGATTGCTGATCTGTAGTCCGGTAAAGTTCTTTGAACTCTTCTTAATACCATCGCCATCAATAGAGGTCAATAGAGTTCGCAGTTGCGTATCTACCTGTAGTTTAGTGAATGGTTGTGCTATTGAAAATAGCTCTGTAAGTGAATAGAGATCCAAATCACCTATTTTCCGTGAAGTGAGTATTTCTGAAATAAAGATACGTACTCTTTCGTACGTATCTAATGGTTGATTGGTCTGGAAATGTGATTGAAGAAATTGTTCTAAATTATTCACTTTTCAGTTTTTTAATTAGTGCAGAAACATAACTTGGATGTGCTCCAATTTGCGTTGCAATATCCTTCGGAGAAGTTACGCCTTGAGCCATTAATGCTGTGATTTGATCTTTACGAGAAACTCCCGAATCTGCTACTGTCGATTCAACCTTCACCTCCTTGTTGACCTTTTTCTTTGATGCTTGAAATTTCTTTTTTGCAGCCTCTTCTTTATCTGACATTGAAGGCTCGTCCGGCAATCGAATTGCAGATGCTGCACTTCCAGGTTTACTCCAACTTTGCTGCAAACTAACCATAGTTGTTTTGCGCTGTATGTCTGTAGGTTTAGCGTCTCTACGTCGAATGTCGTGCCACAAAGCACTTAATTCCTTAACTGAACTTTTGGATCCGTTTTGGATATGAATTATTTCGTAAATCTCTACAAATTCAGGCTTTGACATTGAATGTGCATCGAAAATTACTTGAGGATTTGAACGATCTATGGATTTCATACGATTTCAATTAAAATGGAGCCCAACTTACATTAGGCTCCGTGATTACTATTTTTCGCTTGATAAGATTTTACGATAGCGATCTATCACTCCGTAAGTGAATGAGTAGTGTGCTCCAATGATACGGTGAATGTCTGCGATCGACATATCTTTCTTCCATAAACGTCTCATCTTCTCACTTTTAGACAATTTAGCGTTATCTAAAATAGCACGGTGATGTTCGTTGATAAATACTTCAACATCTCTCTTCACTCTATTGGCAAGTCCTTTCTTTTGTGGAGTTTCGATTACCTCCTCCATCGATTCAACGATCGCCTCTGGAGCTTCCGACACAATCTCCTCTTCAATTACTGGCTCAACGATCTCCTCAATTTTATCCAATATCATTTGCTGTAATACAGCCTTAGACGTTCTTGAAATTGCTGACAGTCCAAGTGAAGTTCCATACTCTCTTAAATCTGTTAAGCCCATTACTTTAACTTCCTCTGAAGTTCTTTTTACGATTGCAGTTGCAGTTGCCATTGTATTTATTTTTAAAAATTAACTATTTCTGTTTCTGATGGTAAATATACTATGTATATCTCGACCGACCAACAAAATAATTATTTTTATTGGATTAAATTGTTGATCCAATCGATATTCTGCTTAATTAGCGGAAAATGTTTTTCATCGTATGGTAAATTAAAATCTACCTCCAATTGAATTTTGCCATTTACAAGTCCTCTTCCAGAGTCATCGAAAGCGATGCCATTAATTGCATGCCAGAATGCTGTAGATGAATCATTTGTATCTGCAACTCCCAACATTCGCATCATCATCAACTCTCTTGGATCTGCACATCCTAAATAGTGATGCTTTACTCTTTCATCGATAATTCCTTGCTCCTTTAAATATGCCGTAGCGTATGTTCGATTGAATGAGATGTCTTCAGTTCCAGTCTTTGAACAGAATGCATTTGGAATACCCATAATACTCATTCCAATCCATTGCACTTCCTCAAGAGCCGTAAGTGCTCTATAGCAAGAGATCCATCCCTTCCAGTCTCCTTTTTGAGATTGTGGAACTGCCATCAACTTAACTGAAGGATCGAAGTAGTCGTGATATCTTTTTGAAAATGCTGTAGTTTGAATTACCGTCTTCTCCCAATGTTCGAATGGATAGTCAGGAGCAACTACAATATCTGGAGTAAATCCTGCACCTCCAATTAAACGAAACATCTCATCTGCCTCTAATGGTCTTTTGAACTCAAACGCTCCATTGTCTACGATAATGTAATCTCCCTGCTCTTTACGTTTCTTGTAGAAGTCGCAATATGCTTTATCTTCCAGTAAATGAGCCAATAGTAAGTGAATAGTAACGTCTTTCGGTACTAAATGTAAATACGCCGTTGGCGCAATAAAACAGTGTTGAAAATTCTTTTGCATTGCTATGAATTTAGTTTAATTAATACATTTGGTAGCATTTTGAAAACATGCTCAAGTTTATATAATCCCAGTTCAGCATCCTTTGCTCGCGCTCTCTCAAAAGAAACGTCATCTTTACGATCCGCTCTGGAATAGAATCGCTCCTTCAAAATCTCTGAAGGTACCTGCAACCAAATAGGTTGAATTGAAAGATGTATCGATTCACACTCTTCCAGAATAGCATCAAAGATACTTTCTTGACGTATTCCTTCGATGATCACTTTTCTTCCACTTGCAAGGGACTTCTTCATTTGTGTAATCATTTCAGTTGCAATCATCTGATCAAGATGTGCCGTCTCAGCTAATTTTGATCGCTCAAAGGCGCCCGATATCATCTTTACTACATCGGATGTAGTAATTTGATCGTGAGTATCTGAGAACGTCTTGCAGAACGTGTTTTTTCCACTGCACAACTCGCCACATACGAAGATGATTTGATTATTCTGTAATTTCGGCTCCGTTTTCATTGTCTTCTAATATTGAACAGTAAACTAAATCAAATCGCTGGAATAACTCTCTTGCCAACATTTCACAGCTCATAGCTCCAAGTAAATACGATCTTAGTTGTAGGTCGAAATACTTACTCAGGTAATCTAAGATGTCGCGCTTAAACATGATAATTTCAACATCACGATCGTCGTGTGTAACTCGCTTCTTACAAGTTACGAAAAACTTGTGGCGGTGTAGGTCACTTAAAAAGGCCACCTCAGGCAGCATCTCTTTTGCTGCAGGCCAATTATGAATTCCATCGAACTCTAAATTGACGATGATGTTTGTTTTAGACATAGTCGTTTTCAATTAATAATTTATATGCATGTTTAATTACTCTTTGTTTATTTTTAGGATTGATTTTAATCTTAATGCCCATCACATCTTCAACTGTATTGCAAATTTCTCTCGCTGTTAATTGCTGCAAATCCCAGAAATCTTCCACAATCGCCTCAGATAATGTAGTTGTTGCTTTTTTGAGTGTTGTATACTTACTTTTTGGATTAACTACTGTCAAATAATCTACCTCAACTCCACACAATCTCGACAAACATATTCTCAAATCACTTGCATGTAAAGATAAGACTGAAGTATAGTCATCGTCACGATATCCTCCAAAGAGAGATAGCGTCACGGGTACGATAATTTGGTGCTCCGATTCCATTGCAGCAACCCACGCATAGAAAATCTCTGAACATCTCAACCACTCTTCTGTAGAACACTGATGACCTAACTGATCCCATTCATGAGAATCGGCTCCATGACACCACACTACGTAATGTACTTCGTTATTCAAAAAAGCTTTCGTCAACTTTACTAAAGCCTTAGTAAAATCTTTCAAATAAGCTGCATGAGATCCTTGCGGATTGATATTGAAGGGAATTGCTTCACGTAGATCGGAAACAAACCTTTTCGAGTCTTCAATACTGTTTCCGAAGTGGCCGTCTAAATCTAAAAAAGCAGCCTTGTTGCCAGTCTCTCTATAAATTTTAGTCGCAGCAATAACTTGACCAGAAAAAGTACAAAAACCAGAACCTTGATCAGGTTTTGCGTGATGAAAGCCTGAAGTTGGACTGAATGTAATTGTCGAAGGTCTCTCTATTGCAGACAGCATCGCTTCATACAGACTTGCATTTGTGTACGTCAAACTATCAACCAAAGACAGACTCCATGGAAGTCCATTAGATTTATATTGACCTACACCAGTGAATACATCTTTAACATATCGTTTCGTATGAGCAATCTGAAAGTCTCGAGGAGTAAATGGCTCGAATGTATCGTTAATGGTAAGAAATTCACCAAATCCATTGTCGCGTAGATATTGCATCAATAGCGCTGGCTTCATTGGCGATTTCGAATACGACTTCTCACGAATATCGTTAGTACAGACTTGCTTTGGCGTATAAAACACCTCTATCTTGCGCGCTCTCATATTAGTTAAAGTAATATAAAAGTGAAATACCAATTACTGTGAAGATTGCAGCATATACCAGTGTACGTCTGAAGGGTCTCATCAAATCTTCAATATCTTCAGATGGGCCCATTTTCTTGAAGCACCAAATAGTATCTATTATACAAGTAACAATGAAGGTTGCCAGTGTTACGATCATTACGATTGCGTTTGTTTCCATGTTTACGATTTTAATAATTTGTTTCGATAAAGATACACCAACAAATTAGATATACAACGTATATCTTTTAAAATGTGAGAATAAAAAACCTCCCATAACTATTTTACCAGTATTTCGGGAGGTTTTTAAATGGAATTATTTTATATCTTTTTCACCCTGGAACTGTCCTGCATACTCTTCCGACAATTGAGTTTCTGCCATTAAGATCTGAGCAACGCGAGATCCGTATTCGATAGTTACAGTATTGTGAACTACCATTACTGCACCCATGAATTCAGTCTTAAATCCTGGATCGTAAACTGCGCTTTTAATTTCTACCCCCATTCTCAATAGCGAAGATCTATGTACGATCTCCGCTTTGATGTTATTCGGCAGACTGCAACCCTGATGAAATGTAATTGAATATACTCCTGGAGCAAGCGCCCACAGCTTCTCTTTTTCGTTATGAGGATTAATCATAAGAGGAACAGGAATGTATGCGGATTGATCGATATCCGATCCGCTTTGCGTTAGTTTGTGATTACCTGAGCAGATCTGCTTAACTTGATGTAGTGTTAAGTCATATCCAACTTGAGCGGCTTTTCCAAAGTGTTTAAATTGATCATTGAATACTAAAATTGATTCAATATTTGCTGCATTAAGATACATAAAACGATTCTTTAAAGTGAATTATAAATATATGAAGTATATCTTTATTTTAATCTTTATCAACCCTATAGATAGAAGGAATGTTGCGATTATAAAGGGCGTTATCTAATCCATATCCATATACCCAATCATTCTTATCTGCATTGAATACGAAGAAGTCTGGAGGCATAATTGTCGGATCATCTCGACGAATTAATGTGCATGTAGCAATCGATGCCGGGATAGAGTTCTCGTTGATTTTTTCAATGATCTTCAACATCGTTCCTCCCGTGTCATAGATATCATCTACAATGATAACGTGCTGATTATTTAGATCAAGATCCCATAACTTTGTAAAGAACACATTTCCGGCCTTTTTATCTTTGCCGTAACTTGAGCAGCCTACGAAGTCGATCTTCATATCAATATGAATGTGTCGCATTAGATCTGCCATAAAAATGACAGCACCATTCAACACTCCCAACATAACAATTTCTTTTCCTTCGTAGGCAATATTAATTGCCTGAGCAACTTCAACGACAGCAGACTGAATCTCGTCTGTCGTTCTCCATTCAGAACACTTCATATTACTTCAAATCAGCAATGAAGCGATAGAATTCATGTCTCGTACCAATCTCATTTGTAAAGAATAGTCCAGACAATTTAGCAGTCTTCATTGTAGAATCATGTCGAACACCTCTACATGAAGCACAAGTATGTTTTGCTTCAATCATGACAGCGATACCTAAAGCGTCAGGAACTAAATCCTTCAAATAATTATGTATTTGTTGTGTCAAGTTTTCTTGAACTTGAGGACGTCTTGAGAAGTAGTTTACTACACGATTCAATTTAGATAAGCCAATTACTTTTCCGTTTGGATTGGGAATGTATGCTACGTGAGCTTTTCCCGTAAATGCTAAGTGATGGTGTGAACACATACTTACCATTTCAATGTCTCCTTGGAATACAATTCCGTCGTAATTGTCCGTATTTTCAAATGAAGTGATTTTCGGTGGAGCTTGGAAGCATCCTTCGGCTAAATCATTTACCCACGCCTTTGCTACTCTGTTTGGAGTATCTGACGAGTGTGGATCGTTTTTAAAATCAAATCCTAAAGCTTTCATGAACTCTGCATAAGCTACTGCAGCTTTAGCGATCATTTCTGCTTTTTCTTCTTTAGTTCTTTCAATAGAACCATTTGCGCGTGTTAGCATTTCCATTATTACAATTTTAAGAATTACAAAATTACTACTTGAAAGGATTAGACTCCTCTCTTGTCTCCATATATTACTACATGAAGTCGGTCTGTATAATTGTATCCAGATTTGGTACAAAACTCTACTAACCATTTACGATTTTTCTGAAGGGTTTCATTATCCATCCCTTCTGGCATTAGCCAGCACTTATCGTTCGGTACATTCAGTTCTTTTTGAAGTACGAGAAATTCTTTCAAAGTCGCCTCATCTGAAATGACTGGCTTTAACTGATAATCTGGATGTGATTCGATTAACTGCAGCATCGCTGTAGTGTTCGTTCTCCACTTCTCATGTTGGATCTTATCTTTTTCAGTTACCAGTCGATCTAAGTACGGCATAACAGTTCCTGGACGCGGTGTTGAATTAGATAGCTTCGGAGAAAGTGAAATGCAATCTGCTGATGTTTGCGCAAATTCAGATCCTTCAGTTTCGATCGTAACGTGATGTCCATAAGTCTTCGCAATGCGACAAATTTCTTGCGCCAAATCTGGATTCATTAAAGGACCTCCACCAGTCAACATTGTATGTTTGATTTGAGGATTGTCTTTGTAGAGTTTGATGACGTCATTTAACGTCGTATTGCCTTTTTCGGGCTTCCAGCTATTATGCCAAGTGTCGCAAAAGCTATTTGCAAATTGACATCTCAATCGACATCCAGTTGTTCGAATTAGAAGATGAGGAATTCCTGTAAATTTACCTTCACCTTGAACGCATGGATACATTTCATTGATTGGTACGATTTTCTGATAATCTATCATGTTACAATGTATTAAATTTCTCTTCACAGTAGATAGCACTATTGCTATCGTTTTCAAAACACTCTACTTTAATCACCTTACAGCGACCCGCATCTGTTTTTGATAGTACTTCATTAAACTTATCGAAAACCATCTTAGCACACGACTCTGCACCCATTTTCTCCATAAAATGAACCTTACATACACCTTCCATCTGCATTGCTTCAAACAAGTCTCTATATGGATCATTTGCTTGAATTAATGTAGTGTGATCCCACATATGATTCATCCAAGACTTTAGACCGTTTCCTACTGGAGCATCTTTAAATCCTCCAAAATCAACAATCCAATTCATGTCATCTAATTGACGATCAATTTCTGGCTCAACAGAAGCGAACCACACTTTAAACTTTAAAGCGTAACCGTGAAGCAATTCACAGTGAGAATGAGAAGCTTTCCATTGACGAATGGCAACTGAATAGTTCTCAAAAATTTTTGTTGAAATAAACATTTACGATTTATTAAATTATACGCGTGACGCTGTCCATCGAGTATGGCTTTAACGATTCACTACCTCTTGGTTTGATAAAGATAACCTTTTTATCGAGATGTACTTCGTATATCTCCCCAATTATAATTTGCTCTTCGCAGAACACCTTTACTTCTGCACCTTTTGCGTAGTAATTTTCAACATCTAAATGATGTAGTGCTTGTTTATCTTTTTCATCACGATAAACGAAATTTGGTAAACCTTTCTCTTGGAAAAGTCTTCTATAGAGCGCTTGCTTGATCTCTGGACTTGTGAAAAGAGAAGGTAGGACGTTACGCACCGCAATGTCTTGAATCTTTTGCTTTTTGTGAAGCATTACTTTTGTATAGTATGCTTTATCTTTTTGTTTGGGATAGATTTTTCGCCTCAACTCTACCGTCAAATACTCAAGTTGAAGAATTTCAAGAAACTCATAAATTGAGAGATGACGAGTTTTCGATGTTGCTATTTTACTATTTTCCATGATTACAATTTTTTCTGTACTTTATTAATGCTAAAATCAAGCGGTGATTCGAGCGACGCTAAAATTAATAATAATTCTTCTAAATCCAAATCTCCTGGATCGCAAGTTGAAGTAAATCCAACCTCAACTCGAGAAAATCTTTTAGTTAATTCAAATGCGTACTTTTTACTTGAATCGACTGCATCTGGATCGTAGAGTAAGATGACGTGATCGATTCCCTTATTGTATAGTTTTTGAATTTGATATTCACTTAACTTTTTACCAAAACTACAAATGCATTTGATGCTGGGATCACTATACAATTCAAGCAATTTATCGACATTGGTCTTATCAAAGAAACCCTCCACAATAATGACTACTTCAGTTTCACTAACAATTTCATCAATCCCCATCAACAACTTACCAAAGTCTGTATTTACTGAGTTTTGATATCTGATGTGTCGCTGTTTTGATCCCTGCTCCTTTTTCTTGTTATTGTATTGATCTATCCAAGCCTTTGAACGAATACTTCGACCTACAAACCCTTTACATTCCCCATCCTCTAAAATCAGGGCAACTACATAATCTTTGAAAGATCTCAATAGCGAAGTCCTACCGATCTGGTATTGATTAAATTGCTCATCGACAAAGCCTCGCTCGCGCAAATACTCATCTTCAAAGCATCTTCTCCATCCAAGTGGAGGAGTTTTTTTAGGTACTGAAAGATCTAATGGCTCAACAACAACTCTCGATACACGCTTCTCGATCTTCTTTTCAAGTAAGGATCCAACTGCAACTTCACGTCCGAAGTCGATAAGGTTTAACTTACCGAGCTTTGCAAAAAGTTTACGGATTCGTCCATTTTCACCGCACTTCTTACATTCCCAAAACCAAGACAAATTATCGCCACGCTCATTACGCTTTGTAGTTTCTCTTTGAACGTAGAGGTGATTTGCACTTTCGCAAAATGGACAAGTAGCGACATAGTGCGTTCCTGTTCCATTTTTCGAAACGTCGGTTAAATTTTCGTAAACGATCGAATCCGTAACTCTCACTATTTTCCAGTTGAACCAAATCCACCCTCTCCTCGATTCGTGTCTCCTAAAGAGTCAACTTCCTCTAATTCAATTACTGGGCATGGTAAAATAATTAACTGAACACACTTTTCTCCTACAGCGTATTCTTGTATGTCGAATTGTGCATCTTGATCATTTTCATCAAAATTGCGCCACGGCGTTCTTATGAAGCGAGCCTTAACGTCACCTCTATAATCTGAGTCGATAATTCCAACGGAATTCTTCAACATTAAATCCTTTTTCGTTACAGAGCTACGTGGCACCAACATTCCAAAATAACCTTCTGGAATTTCAACTGCAATGTTTGTATTTATTTCGATAAATTGACTCTCTATCGAAATCGATGTTGCGAACAAATCAAATGCCGCAGATCCTACTGTAGACCTTACTGGAGTAACTGCAGCAACGTCTGTTTTTTTAAACTTCAACTTCATATTTATTGTGTTAAGATTTCTCTTCTTGTACGTGGAGCGTCATAGAAGCGCTCTCTATCGTAGTTTTGATAGATGTCAATTACTTGACCTCCTTTATATTTTCTCATCTTATCGATGTAAAGTCTCATGAAATTATCTTCCTTTTCATCGTCTGTTTGATTCAGTGATACGAAGAATGAGAATGGCTTTATTGCACCTTTAAATTCAGATACGTTATATCGAGTCATGACGAATTTTGGATCATTCAAAAGATCTGGAGAAACTGTCGATGCTTGAGTACATGAAATAATTCGCGTATCAAACTCTACTGCAAGATTCTTTAAACCATCACCAAGAGCCTCTCTACGCTGTCTCTCTTCAGATGGCTTATACTTTACACCGTTACCGGGATTGAATAGTTCCAAGTAATCCATCAAAATAAGATCCATTTTACCGTGCTCTTTCTCAACACTTTCAACAATAGAGCGAACGTCTAATAACGATGCTGAATTGAATTGCTCGAATGCCTCAACGAAAATCTCTCCCCCTTGATTTGTGATGTTTTGAATAGCTGTCTGGATCTTTTTATTGGTAATTGAATCAATGTCCCCATATTCAATTGAATGAAGCTGACATCCCGTCCATGTGGCGTCATATAGGTCGAGACACTCCTTCTTCGTCCCCTCTGCTTGAAGGTGAAGTACTTTGAAACCAAGACGTGAGGCATTGACTCCGATCCATTTCAATAATTTAGACTTTCCAACTCCCGATTGAGCAAGGAAAAGTGCAATATCGCCTCTATTAATTCCTCCTTTAGATAGTCGATCTAATTCATCGATTCCAAAAGGAACTTTTTCAGTATCTGCCCCATTGTCGGATTCCTTACTTAACAGTCTTCGATCGAATCGCTCATTATATCCTTCAAAGATCTTTTCATAGTAGTTTGCCTTTAAAGAAAATGCATTGATTTTGTCAGAAGCCTCCATCAATATCTTATATGCTTTATCTTTATCGCCACTATTATAGACATCACCTAAAGAATCGTACATATCAACAAACATAGCCTGCTTAACGTACTTTTCAAGTTGTTGCATTACTAATTCGCGATCTGGTAAGTCTGCATCTCGAACCTTTCCAATCAACTCAATTACGCCACGATCAGTTTCATTTTGTTGTGCTAAAATTCCAAAAGATGGTAATTTACGAGTTGCTGAGAATGTATCTGTGATCGACTTCCAAAGTTGCTTATAGCTTTCGTTCGGTAGATAGGTAAATTTTAAGTGCTCCCTACAAGCTTCAAGTACCTCTCTACTACGTAGCGAGCTTTTGAAGAGTTCAAGTAAAAAGTGTTCTGACAAACGATCCATTATGTTTACGATTTTTTATAAAGATATACTTTCTACATGAAAGAGAAGTCAAAATCTTGCCTAATATATTTTGCTGCTCTTATTGAAATCCATAGAGACATCGCACAATCGTCGTGTTCACCTACGCCCTCTAATTTTCCTTTATCGGTAAATGTCATCGATGCAAGTTCGCCACAGATCAAGTCTGTAATGTCTTTACTCTTTTGATCGCCTCTCGGAAATCTCATACGACCTTGCTCAAATAATACTGCAAGAGCAGGTACTCCATTTTCAAGATTGTATTTGTTAATTCCGGTAGTGTGTGATACGACTGGCAAGTTGGCATCCTTCATCATTTGAATAAAGATCTTCTGCATGGCATTATCTTCTGCCATGATAATGTCAGGACGATAATCTGAATTAAGTCGCTTAATTGCAGCCATTTGCTCGTTATATGTAGCACCTTTTTCTCTCCAGATATTCAATAACCAGAATTGCTCTAAATCATCGACACCTATTACTGTAAATACCGAATAATCGGCACCTACAGATGCTGAAATTGCAAAGTCACACCCAATAACTACTTTCGTAAATTTCTTTTGAGAGCTGACGATGTTGGGAGCGAGCGTTACAGTATCCATTCCCAAGAAAGCTCTCTCTAAAATTGGCCATGGGAAGATTGACGATTCATTCGATACTGGACGTACCAAAATCTCTCTTGAGAATACTAACGAACCTTGCGTTTCTTTCTTTTCAAGCAATCCCGCCAAACTATGTCGTCCTGCCCATAAAACCTCTCCATTTGGAAACAGTGCTGGATATTCAAATACCTTCCAACCTCTCTTAGCCTTTAAATCTGCATATAGATCTGCTTCGTGGAATGGCGTACCTACAGTAACTACCTGACCTCCAGGCACAATCATGTTCATGATTACGGAGTGCATAAAGTCGATATACTTATCTCTTTGCTCTTTCGAATACATATTTGATTCATTCAAGAAGTCATCGACAACCATATATCCAGGGTGAAATCCACGCATCTTTGATCCGTACGATTTGATAATCAAACTTGCACCATTTTTACACTTAATACCTTCCTTACCCCATCCTTCAGTTTTTTGATCTGGCATCAAGATTGGATTGAGAATATCGTTACTCTCAATTTCTTCACGTATAAGGCCAAGTAAGTGTTTCGCAAGGCCAAACTCATTTGTAACAAGAATTCCCTCCTTAGATAGCTTATATTCCTTTGGTGCACGCGTTAGAGAGGTATCTTTCGCATAACGATACATCTTCCATAGAGGATATGCTTTTGAGAATGTGAATGATTTTGAGTGATCTCGACTTGCAATAATACATAGATACTTATAAATCTGCACCAAATTGCCCCATTCGATGTGATGCCAATTCATTTCAAAGTCGGGCAAACATGAAGTGATGAAGTAATTGAAACTCAATTTACGCATAGTGTCTTCTACACTTTCAGTCAGCTTATCAAGATAGCCGAAAGATGCAGTCTTTACTTTACCCGTATGTGAATGAAGTACTGAATTAGTTTCTGTCGCTAATCCCAGCAGAATGCCATCTAAATCTTTCTCATTTCCCGACAATAGTTCAGTCAAAGCCTCTTCGTCGAGATCGTTAATTATACGTTCCACGTAATCGTAGACGTTCGTCAACTGATCTAACGTCAATGGTGCTTTTGAGAAGAATGGTAAAGATGCGGGAGTAAATAAATCCCTACCCATTATACTTTTCTGTTTTGACTTTTAGCACGCTCCAGTGGTGTTAGAGATATTCTATATCGCCCACCCTCTGCTCGTATCAAATTATATGCTTTCAATACCGGAATATCGAAACTTTCAAGAGTTTCTGAATGTTGAGTAACTTTCTTTAACTCTTTCAAAGTAAACCATTTTCGTCCAAATTTTGAACGTATTTGAAGTGCTAAAGCTGCAGCCGTTTTTTGATTTTCAGCATCTGCCAAAAAAGCCTTCAAGTCTTCTTGAGTGATTTCTTGATATTGGTCCATAATCTTTAAAATTTGAATGTTGATCTTTGCGTTTTCGTAGATACACTTTCACGTGCAACAGATCCCTCTCCACCTACCTGACGCAATGCCATTGTATATTGAATGAAGAGTTGTTTCAATGCTTCAACGTCATCCATCGCTCTATGGGCATTTACTATTTCGATTCCAGATCTTTCACACGCTACACTTAATTTATGTATCGGCTTATCTGCATCTTTTAATCGACTCCAATGTATCGTATCAATAAATATCGGATCTACTAAAGCGTAAAGATTTTGCTCTGCACAGTGAAATGCAAACTCTAACATTCCCTGATCAAATGCAGCATTGTGTGCAATTAATACAGGTTTTAGACGTCCTTTACGTTTCATAGCCTTCAAAAAGACTGTCAGTTGTTTAATAAACTCTTTCAACTGTACGCCAGAATGGATCATATCCATCGTAATTCCAGTTAATTCCAGAGCCTTTGGCTCATAAATCATTCCTCCGTAAGGAGCAATAAAAGTTTCAAATCGACCTATCTCTTTAAAGTCTTCGCCCTGGAAGGCGATAAATGCGATCTCTGTGATTGGATTCTTTTCAGGATCTAACCCTCCAGTCTCACAATCGAATACGATGTAATTGTTCATTTTTACGATTTTTTACTTGGTTTACTTTTTAGTCTTAAAATTTTAATACCAATCGCATCTTCTTCAATCACCTCAATTAATTTGCCGCCATACTGTCTTGGAATGGATCCACGCATTGTGTATTGCTGTACATCTCTAATTGTAAATTGATTGCCGCTCGATTTGGCTTGGTAGTTTTCATTTAACCAACGCACAAGTGCCGATGGAGTAAAGTCTGACTCCTTATTAAGTACTATTTTCTTCTTAACGTGCTCTGTTTCTGACATGGTTTCCTTTGCTTTACAAAAATCTAATGTTAGTAAACTCTCTCAAGCGTTCTCTTAATCGAGCAACTTCTTGATTTCTTTCATCTGCTGAGGAGAATTCAACTTCAGCGTTTGCAAATGCAATTTTCGATCCTTCGTCTCTATTTATGATCAGTCTATAGTTTGGTTTTTGCCTCTTCATGTCGTATGAATCAATCGGTTGAATTGAAACCAATAATCCTACGCGCATGGTAAGTGTCTTTATGGTAATAAAGTCGATCGTTGCCGATACAGGCTCCTTCCCTTGAAAAGCATCGTTGAAGTTCTGTAATTCACTCAATACATCTCCATCGTCTTCTTGTTTCCATTTCGATAATATTGCAGTAAATTCCTTATTCCCTAAACGCTTCGCGATTGTCGTTACATATTCAATAATTTCAGCATCGATGATAGATATCGGTCTTATTCCATCCTCATCTTCATGAGCGTAATCACTACTCGCCTCAATTAAGTGCCTTTTCATTCGTTATAAATATATATTGTAAATGTACTCCTTATATCTTTTCAAGAAAGTGAATTCGCCCTATCTTGTGATAAGTGAATAATATTCAAAATCTATTCTCTTGATATATAGCATGTTAGATTCAAAGTCATGCAGTAGCATTTTTTCATCTAAAGTACCGTGCTCCCATACATCGTGACACCCTTTTATCTCTCCGATTGAAAGGCAGTGATATGTTAAATTGTCGATATCTGCCTCTAAATCTTTTCTTCTGGATCGAGGAATGAGATGTGAATGTGAAAGTCTTTGAGTTGTACCGCAGCCCGTACATGCATGTATTCTGGTGCGAGCCATTTGCTGATAAGTTTCCTTAATCTGCAAATTCAACATCTTCTGCTTTTCCGATATCTGTTTTGGCTTTTTTACCGATTTCATTAACTGTGTACGTTGCAATTGTCTTTGATTTGTAAATGAATCATTTTCTGGATGTAATCTTGCTGTATTGCACTCATTACACAGTCCATGTTTACGATTTACTATGGGCTTATCTTTTGAGCACCCTTTACATTCTTCAATTTTTAGCTGCATAACCTCTTTGTAAATAAAGTGATGGATACATTTTCTTCAATAGATTCTTACACGTTGTGCGAGATTTACAAGTCAAGCACCACTTACTTCTTTTATTGAAAAGTGTTGTATTTTCAACGCAATAACCAATTCTCGCTTCATCTAATTTGAAGCGTTCTTTTATTGCCTCCTCATTAGGAAAAAGAGCAAGGGCATCGTGTCGTGTGTTTTTGATAGGAAAGATGGCTTCTAAGTGGATAGAATATGGAATTAAGATCTTTTGCCGAACAATAAAAGAAGATCCCTCAGAACGAAGATTCCAACGCTCTATTGCCTTTGGTCCAATTAGCCAATTCAACATGACAGTTTTACCAAACTGTGTGTCGTTCTTTTCAAACCATCTTAAATATTGATATGAGAAGTAATCTAACAGAAAATGTTTTCCTATTGATTTTAAGCGATACTCAGATGCCAGTCGATCGATAAAGTTATCGATCATGGCATTCTGTTTATCTGTAGGTAGAAATTTCCAATGAGGTCTATTGTCAATCTTGCGACTGAGATGTTCGTATAGCGTAACAATATCCTCTCTTAATTCCATTTATCTATTTTTCGATAAATATACAAAGGATATTTCTATATTACAAATTAGGTCCAGTCAAAGTGCCAAACGATTGGATCTTCTTGTTCAGTTAAGGGTGCTGCTGCCAATGCTGCTGCTGAGTAATATGTAGATTGAATGTTCGGTTTTAGAGTCATTCTCAACCAAATCCCCAACATTGCTCCTGCGGCGAGGTTTCCTAAACTTACTGCAGTGCCTATCGAATTTGCAGTATAGAAAGTTGCTCCAATTGGCGTACCTCGCATACTGGTAATCTTTTCCATTGAAAATTGATGCGGAGTACATAAGACGTTTTCAGTCAATGCAACTGCAGCGATCTCGATATTGACAAATGGATGTGTTGCCAGATTTTCAAACCAAGTAGTTAATCCGGTAGCAGCAGATCCTTCGTTTTTAATGACAAGTGCCTTAGTTTCTCTGAAGTTATTTTCAATTGTATATGCGCTAATTTCACCAAAGAGATTTCCGATTAAATCGTTTGGTATCGGAGATGAGGATACGAAACCTCCTAAAGATTTATCTTTATCTATTTGAGCAGCCATGTAAGAGTCTGCTCCCGTAAAGTAGTAATTTATCATTGCGCGTAAACTCCTTTAATTATCGTTAAAATTGCCTTTTCACCAGCCGGAACCACCACATTGCTAATCACAAGCGAAGCAATAGCATCACAGTTAATTACTTGAAATTGAGACATATTGCCAATGTTTTGTCCTGCATAAACAAAATGCAGTCTTCGAGGATCTGGCCTATCTGCAGGCGTAGCGACGTATTTATTACATTGAATATGGATGAATGATGCATTCGACGTATCGATTGTCTTTGTAAATGCCGCACCCGTCGTAGCGTCTAATGTATATGTTTGACGATCAGTATTCAATACTTTAAATCCTGCAGCGATACTTGCAACCGAATCACTTCCCGCAATATTGTTGTTAGTGATTGCTGAATTGTCCAACGCCTCCAAAGAAACTGTTGTGATTTTACTAACTATTTGAGTTTCCATATGAAATTATAATTGTGGTTGTGGATATGTAATTGAACCTCCAGGACCTCCATTTCCGCCAGGGAAAGGTACTCGCTGCATAAAGCCCAAAATAATATATGCCGGTCTATTCTCATGATAGTCTGCAGCGTCTATAGCTGCACTATTGCTGACTGCAATCGATCCGTTAATGGCTGGATTTGAGTTTGGATTTCCAGAGACTTGTGAGTTTGCATCTCCACTACCGTCGCCTGGATTATTTGCAACAATCTCACCACTACCACTATCTACCGAAATTTGTCTTATTATAACAGTGTGTGTGTGGTTGGGTAAAGTCAATGTGTGTGAGACTGGATGTGAGTGTGCCTGCACGCCAGATTGCCCTGCTGTTAATTTATATGAACTTGATCCGTGAGAACCTCCAATGCCATCAAATTCCGAAGTCGCAACTGTGCCGTAATTTCCGTCTCGTACTGTGCCGTAATTTGAACCTGCAATAAAGCGTTCACGTAAATCGTGAGTACCGTTACTTCCATTACATAAAGCCCATCCTAAATACTCGTCAGAAACTCCTTTCCCTGTATTGTCGAAATTCACATCTACAGCTAAATCAACCTCAGTACTGAAGTTTTCAATTGCTCCTAATCGTGAAGTGTCAGACTCTACCAACCAAGCCCTCCATACACCATCTACAAATCGACAATCAAATACCAACTGTTTGCGTGGCATTTTCATATAATCAAGATCTGTTGGAGTAAAGTAGTGTAAAATGGTTCCTGGAGTTCCTGGATTCACATATCCGGTATTGAATGTTATTCCATAACCACCCGGCGTTACATTAACATCGAAGATGATTGTAAATTGATTGCCATTAGAAGCTCCTGCCGGATCTAAGTTATAGACATGATTCGTAGATAGACTGATCGCTCCAGTAATAACTTGTATGGCATTATTTGTACCGACAATTAAATTCTGTACCGGATTGGCGTTATTGATCGTGATTGTCGTCCCTCCAAATAAATCTCCAGTCAAGATGGTATCTTGAAATTGCGCATAATTATTTGCATTGGCAGTCAATTTGATATATCCCGCAGCCAAGGTTCCTGGAGTCGTGTAAGGTACACGAACTCGATCGAGACTGTTAGCATTCAATATACCATTAATGTCGAAAGAAGATTCATCGTAATATCCAACAATATCTGTCGGCAAAGCTTTCCATTCTGAATACTCATTTAAACGTTTATATCGCCATTGAATATTGTATAGATAAGTCGATCCCGCTGCAACTGGTACAAGTAACCATTCAGTAGTAAAAGCATCCTTAACTGGCGCCAACTTTCGACTGCGCGTATGTTCAATAACGGTTCCCGTAGAATTTGGTCCAAATTGGAATTCAATCTCTTCAACATCGGGTACGATTACAATTTCACGACCCGCACCATAAGCGTCGCTTGGATTTAAGATATCGAGAAATAAATTAATATCTGCACCCGTTTTAGTGCTACTAATTATTTTTCTCCAAACACCCTTTTCGTCATAAACAAGCCATCCATTAAAGTCTCCCGTAGTGAAATCTGAAGTTGACTTAAATCGTCCACCTAAACCTGCATTGATTGTTAGTTTACGTAAAGATGTGTCATATGTAAAGTTAGAAGATCTGAATCCCCAACCTATTTTAATTTGATTCTTCTCCTTGGTTCCTTGAGTGTGATCATATCGAATCTCTTCTATACCAATTAACGTATTGTTTGCCTTATCGACCGTAGAAATAGCCTTATCTGCTTGGGTTTTCCAGACATTTGATCGCTTATCTTGAATTTCAACAATTCCCGATACAGAACGTACTCTGGCAACTAAAAATTGATAGTTTGCCGTTGTAGATGGAGGAGTGTTTACTACAGTCTCTGCTACAATATCAAACTGACATGCGTCATATTGAAATGGATATTGATCAATACTCGATGGAGTATGTCCTGGAGTAAATGTTCCAAAAACAGCGTAACTTAATGTATTTTCTGCTTGAAAAACACCCGACAAAACCGCACTCGTGTCGTTAATTACCTCTACGACATCGTATTGTAATGTATTTAAACTTGCTCCACTGAAAGTAATTCTTGCAGGGAAGTTGGGTTGACCTCTCAGTACTTCAGTAAATTTCGTACCGATTCCGGTCAAATTACCTGCCGTATCAATACTTACAGTACCAACCTCTATTGGCGAGAATTTGTGACTAACACGAATCCAATACCACGCCGAGTTGTTAGTGATTGCAATATTATCTTGAGCTGTCTTATATAAAACATTCCCATCAGCATTAATTGCGAAAGAATTTACTGGAACTTTGATAGTTGACGAGTTCGTTCCTGCTTCAATCCTAAAAGCATTGAATGACGGATCACTTGCTTGATGTACAATTCCAAAATCGGCAGTATTTTGTAAAAGGTTACGTTTAAATCCCTCATCTACTGTAAATTTCCATTGACGGTTGAGTTCTTGTGAACCTAAAAATAACTGATTACTGTACTTTAATTTTGACATTTTAGAAAAATTTTAATAAAAATACTCTGTTTATTCGATACACGCTACTATGACCTCCAATAGTATCTTGTCTCATTGTAACGACTCAAGTCTGCCTCCTTATCTCCAGTCAATGTACTGTTTGTTGGTATTGCATTGAATGTTGAATTGTATGGGATAAAATAATATCGCAACATATCTTCAATTTGCTGTTGCGTGTACTCGTTATTGTTATTGTGTAGCCAGATATTAATCCACCTATTCAGATTCAAAAAAGATGTACCATAGGGCGTCTTTAATGGACGCATTGCAAAGTCTGTGATTCGTATTTCGCCAACGTTTCCGGTATCGCAAAGTAGTGTAGGGAAACAGTGACACGCTCCAGGATAATATGTAAAGTTTGCGGGACCGTTGATTAGATTTTGACCCAGATTGATATTCAGCATTTTTTGCTGAGAAATCATCGACTGAGTATATAGTCCAAATACAATTCCGCGAACTAAATACCATCTACCATGCTCAGTAAAATCATTAACTTGGGCTTCAAATAAGAAGTTGTTTAATGTAGATCCAGAGCTTATGTTTCCATCTGCTTTTAACATTTGCAAGGGACCTATACCGCTCTCTGTATATGAATAGAATGAAAAATCTAATTTAGGTGCACCTGAGACTGCTTTTATCATGAAAGTGATCTCATAATCCATGCACGGATCGTAAACGATTCCTAACGGTGCATTTGCCGGCGAAACAACAGCTCCCGCTGCAGCTAAACCAATACCAGACTTTACTCCCGCTCCGGTATTTTGAATTCGAATTGCAGATATTGCCTTACCGCCATTGTCGGTATCTGAAATTACAGCCAAATGACTTGATTGTACTGTAGGACATTCCGTCAAATCAATAGGAATAGGTAAATCCGCTAATAAGCCCGACTTTCGAAAGTATCCCTTATTGACGTTTGCATGACTATGTAATCCGGTAAATAGAGGACTGCAACTATTAACGTTCCATCCTGCATTTTGAGATTCTGTTAAGCTGAATATAAATTCATCACACACACGATGACATATCATTCGCAAAACCTCTCCATCGACCTCTTTTATTCGACCTCCACTTAGAGTGGTGCCCTTTTCAATCACCATCAACTGCAAACCTCTTTGTCTCATTTCATCCCAAAAGTGATTCAACAAATGAAGCAGATCTAAATGCTCAGTATCTGTGCAATTAAACATTCCTCTATTGCGTAGATATTTATGTAATAGGAAGTCGTTATTTTGAAAAGTCTCAAAAGTTCGAGCATATTTCACAAACAATGAAAAGTAGCAAGAAATAGTTCTCCAGAAATCTAAATAATCTCTGTCAGATGAGTTGAGATTAGACATAGAACCTCTCGTAATGTATTGAGGAACTATTCCCGACTGATAGAGCTTTTCAAGGACATTTAAACACCAAGTCATTACTTCAATATCTAAACAATTAAAGAATTGATTAAATACACTTGCCTCATATGCAGGACCACATTCGTGAGGTTGTTGTGTTGCTCCTAAAGTAACGCTATCAAATTGCAAATCTCCATTGGGATCTCCGACACGAGTATATCGATACTCAACCATAAAAACACTCGTAGGGTCAACTACAACCGCTTGAACATTGAGTAGCGTTAATGGCGCCCACGTACTCCAATTAATTCCATCGATTGAATATCGAAAGGTTTTATCGAAATATCGCGTAACAGTTTCTCCAACTACTGCATCTGTAAAATCGGTAAGTGCCAATAGTCCTACTATTGGCACATCCGCTTTAATGGAAATTACGTCACCTACTTCCGTAGATATATTGGCAACTATCGCCATATCGAGTTTTTATTTTAAAATTTCATACTCAAGCAATATTGCTATTGCATCTCCACCGATTTGAGTAGATGGATCTTCCAAGATTTGCTCTAATGTCAAAGTCTCGTAACTTTCAGATTTCTCACTCGTTAATTTAACTTTCACTTTTCGGTTCAAGTCTTCTTGATGAAGAGCGATCTCAACTTCGCGATCATTTAACTCAGTCAATGCATCGAAGAATTCTTTCTCTTCTTCTTCACTACCGTATTCAAACCACTCATAAGGAACGACCTGCATTTTCGGTAAAAATTCAACGAATTGTTCTTTTATAACATTTTCACCCTTATCGTCAACCAACACACTCTTTTTATGAAGAGCATCTTTCTCTTCAGTGTAAGCCTCATATTGAGGTTCGATCGATTTTAAGTTTCTTGCGATTGTAAACTTCATCGGCAACGTTAAAGTTGCTAAGTGTTTTAATACTGCAAATAATCCTGTCAATTTTTTGTTACTGATACTAACGTGTTTCATTTTTACTGTTTTTTATTTAACGATTTATAATTGATCTAAAATTCACAATCTTCTCTGTAAATCAAACAAGAAAGACCTAATTAAAATATATTCACCTCTTTCGATAATACCGCCCTCGCATTTACTTGGCATTGAAAATTCAATTTCAAGACAGTATCGTTTCTTGCTGGAGGAGCATATGCAATTCCATTTGAATAAAGAACAGCACTCGACCATTTTGCAGATCCAGAAAAAGATCCAAATTCTTCAACTGTACCATAAGTTGGATTGATTTTTAGTATCGTCGTAGCTGTATGTGGAATTCCATAAATACATCCATCTGGACCTAAGAAACCACCCCTCCATTTTAATGTAGATGCAGAAACTGTACCGATACTTCTCGACGTACCATTTAACGGATCGTATTCAAGAACTGCCGTAGCAGAGCTTGGAATGAAGTAAATCTTACCGTTTGGAGCTAAAACTCCACCCTTCCAGTGTGAATTTGAACTACCTGGAGACGTAGCAACTGCTGAAGATCTGAAAGTTTTATTGACTGGATCGATGATTCCAACAGATGTTGTATTTGTAAAAGGAATGCAATAAATGAGTCCATCGGGACCAACAACTGCTGACTCATATAGCCGATTACCCGAATCTCCAAAATAACCGGTAGTGTCATTTGCTGGATCTATCCAAGTACACTGACCTGAAGAAGCATCGCATGGAATTCCAATAATAAGTCCATCGTGTGAGCAAATTGATACGCCAAAGTAACCACTTATAGTTGGAGTAACTAACGTTGCCGTCTTTTTATATGGATCAATCTTCAGCCAATTAGAAGCGTTATCTGGTGCTGCATAAATCATTCCATTAGGAGCCAAAGCACCACCTCTCCATTTTCCGGTTGTTGCTGACAATGAACCAAAAGATACGTAAGTATCTGTAATTGGATCATATTCTTTTATGGTAGTCTCAGAATCTGGAATGAAGTAAATCTTCCCATTTGGATGAATAACTGCATTAGAATATCCATCCGATACTGTAGACATAGCTACAGTACTTGCAATAGGATATGCTAATCTCTCTCCACCACTTGACGTGCCATAAGCCATATCTTGTGGAGATGTAATGAGATCGAGAGTTGTCATTGGATTAGTTTGCATATCCCAACGAAAATCGCCCTGCATACTTGTTCCAGATAACACTTGAGGATATCCTGGAGTCATATCTGCCATAATCTAATTATTTATAGATTAATAATCACCTCCATGTGCCGTGAAATCAACAAGATCTTGTGCACCCGCATAAACAGTTTGAACGCACTTTAAAAGTTGCCCACTTTTCAATAACAATCCTCCTGGGAATGTAATGGTACCAGACGCTCCAACTACGGTATTTGAACGTGTAGCTGCGGCAAGTAAAACTTCAGAACGTAGACGTGGATTCGCTCCCGAAATATCGGTCACGAAAATCTTACACGACATTGCAGATGAAGCTGCTGCGGTAGCTTGTGAATTTACAATAGTAATATAATCAACACGAGAACCATTTGATCCTGCAGTAAATAGTGTAGTTAAAACTCCAGAACCGTCAGATGCTGTGTTTGCTGCTCCTGGTCTTGCTTGACCTACGTTTGGAACTTGTACAAAAATTGGTGTTGCTGTAACTGCCATGATTTTTTATTTTTTAGATTATTTGAAATTGTTAAACATATAAATATTTGCTCCTGCAGAAGATCCACCTCCTCCACCACCTCCACCTGCAGTGACAAGTGTGTTGATTAAGACTTTTTTGTGAAGATTCGCTGAAGCATCGTACGTAGCAACGTAATCATTTGCACCATCAGGCGTTGAATCTGTCGTCAAACTGTTTATCGTTCCCCAAGCGGCATATCCACTCGCATCCGATAAAAGGAAGTGTCCTGCAGCCTGATTTCCGTCAAGAATCTTCAATGCATAATTCGATGCTCCTCCAGATGCTTCAAATTGACCACCGATATTGACTCCCGTACCGGCCGTCGTTGAAAGACCACTAACACCTACATTGAAGTTGGTGTTGCCACCTGCCGTACCTGCAACTCCAATATTGGAAGTTCCGCTTGATACTCCTATCGACTCTCCCGTTACTCCGGTAGATTGAAATGCTGTTGTATTCGTTGCTCTAAATAATGCTCCCGATCTGTAATATGCTGCAGTCTTCAACTCCAATGCAAAGATTGGCAAACCTGACCCTCCAGATATTGTTGGAGTTGAGTCGATCATTAATGTTTGTGTATTGTGGAAAAGTTGACCACCTCCCAAAATACTCCATCTTAGATCGTTTGAAGTTCCTCCAGTTGCAGTTGTCGATATCTCCATTTTCACACCTCCAGCGCCCGCAGCAACGTGCGTTGCTGTTGCTATTACAGAAATCAATGCCTGATTTGAACCTCCAATAGTGTTATAGAATGTTGATCCGATAATGTCATTCGCTATAACTGCAGTTGTACCTGCTCTATAGCGATTAAATGTTTGGATTGGATACATTGAATCAGATATTGTCGTCGATTGAAACAATGCAGTTGTTGATGTGTTATATATCGTAATCGTACCGTCTGAGATTCTTGTAGATGCTAAATTCGATGCACTATCTTTAATCCATATAGAATTGCTTCCTAAACTTCCAGTTGAGTATAGAATGTTTTCTACTCCACCTACTGCATCTGGCCCGTCCCATAAAGTAACTTGTCCATTTAAACCCGTTCCAGTCAATAGTCCAGAAACATCGCCAGCAGAAATAGCTGCCCATTCTGCTGTACCGTTATTATCTATTGATTTTAAGAACTTTCCAGTACCTTCAGTTCTACTATCTTGAAATTGACCTATGTAAGACTCTCCTGCACCTGCATTTAAAGCATATACAAGGATTCCGTAATTATTTCCAGCATGTGATTCGGTAGCATATCCTACGATTGCAGTCGCTTTCTGACCACTATTCGTTCCAGCAATACCAAAAAGACCTATTTGCTGAGCTGCAAGTGAAGGGTTAGCATAAGTTCCCGCTCCACCAAACATTCCATACTGAATAGATCCGGCCACTGCACCAGTTGCCTTGCCATGAATACCTATCTGATGTATTGCTGTAGTTGAGGATGTGTTGGCTCCAAAGATCGCAGCTCCAAATGAATTTGTCGTTGCAGTTACTGATTTGATTCCATACGTATTTGTACCTCCCGCAACATTGAACATTACCTGGGTAACTAAGTTACCTACACCAACAGTCGTTCCATCGTCAACCAATAAACTATCCCCCAAAGTCGTTGAAGTGATCCATTTAGAGACTGAATTGATAGTTCCAGATCCACCAACTGCACCTACGTCAGATGCAGATAAAACCTTCCAATCCGCCAATCCATTAACGTTGATTGCAGATAAGACTGCTCCCACTACTGCTGTCGTTGGTAATCCGTCTAAACGAACACCTCCTCCGTCAGTATAAATTGCATAGTTTGCAGTTGCTCCACTCGCCTTAAAGTAACCTCCAACATTCAATGTACCTGCACCAGATGTTGTTGATTTAATTCCATAAAAAGTATGTCCTGCTTGATTTGTACCATCTGCAAGGAAACTGATATCTTCGTTCGCTCCTGCAGTTGAATAAGATGAGGTATTGACCAATCCTGCGAATGCAACGTTTCCATTAGAATTGTTCATTGCCCAGTTGACCTGACCAACGTTTGTACCAGTCGCTCTCGTTCCCGTTGCTGCAAATTGAGCACCGTAACTTATAAGAGTGCTTGCATAGGTATTGATATGAACCATCCCATACTGAACTGCACTTGTAGAGTTGATTGCAACCGTACTATCTACTGCAGATCCAAATCCTAAAACAGATCCATTGTCGCGAATAAGACTATCTCCAAGATTTGTGGTAGTCGTCCATCTCGCCAACTTACCTGCTGTTCCTGATCCAGTTAAAGATGCACCTGCAGAAGCAGCCCAATAAGCGTTTCCATCTAAATCGGAAGTAAGAACATATCCTGCAGCTTGATTTCCGTCGATGATTTTCATTGCAAAATGATCTCCAGCACCTGCATTGGCTGCTTCGATGATCAATCCATAGTTGCGTAAGGTTGTTGTAGATTTTGAACCAAAATAACCTGCTGTATTGTTTGTAGCTGCACCGCCTGCAAATCCTACAATACCGACATTTGATCCAATTAAAGCTGCCGTCGTTGATGTGGTTGGATCGACAGGCCCCGCATAAGCGTAATGTGCAATGTTTTGTAGCGATGAATTAGTAGCTGCCGCTCTTAACCCCTCGTTAATGTTTGTATTTATTGATTCATTTACAAAATACCCAGCTCTATGTCTTGTTGTTGCACTAACATCACCTACATATCCGTATATTGCATTAACAAAAGTTTCGTCTGTATTGGAAGATAAGAATAAGCTCGTTGCCGATGCAGCTCCTCCAATTGCAATAGATCCAGCCGTAGCGTGTTGAATGAAGGCAGAGTCGCCAACTTCTTTAGATCCAGTCCATTTTGTTAGTTTATGTAAAGTACCTCCCGTTCCTCCTTGATCTGTAACCGTACCAAGTCCAACTTCAGTCGAGAATCCAATATTTCCATTTGAATCTAATACTTTTAAATAAAGTCCGGTATTATTGTTCCCATTTTCAAGACGTAATGCGTAATTTGTACCGCCGTTAATTGCCTTGAAATGACCTCCGACGTTAATTCCTCCAGTTGCACCAATTGCCTCACCGTAAATCGCTGCTTTATTGCCTGACGTTCCAGTTGCGCTAACGGACAATATCTGTGTAGTTGCATTAAGGTTCGATAAAATCGATAAATATTTTGTTGAAGATAATGTTGTACCTATAGAAAGTGTCGTTCCATCATCTTGCATTTGAGATGCTGTAATCTTTGTCGGAGCTGCAGTATCCCATTTAGTAAGATAATTGTCTACACGACTTGTACCGATCAATACGTCTCCAGTTCCTGTCGCAGGAGTTGCCCAATCAGCCTTCCCGTTTGCGTCAGATGTAAGAACTTTACCTGCACCTTGATTTCCACTATCAATTAATAAAGGAAAAGATGTACCCGCACCACCATTTCTTGTTCGAATGTATATTCCGTAATTTGCAAACGCTGTTGTTTGATCTACGCGCACTCGGATACCATAATTGGTTGACGTTGAAGAAAGTGCAGTCGCCAATATTCCCGTAGAGTGTTCCGATCCAAGTAATAGATCGTCATAAGTACTACTTGCATATGTTGGTACACTTCCGTCAGATGCAACAAAACGACCTCCAAGATTAACTAAAGAACCCTCTACTGTCGCATAAATTCCATGACTAACTGCAGCAACGCTTGTATTTAATACATTGATAGCAGTTCGAGTAGTGCTTGCGGCACCAGACAGTGCTAAATTAATGCCAATATTGTGTGTTGCAGATGCTGTATTTAATAGCGTTGTAGCGACAAGTGAAGCTCCCAATGCTGTCGAAGTTCCATCGTCTACAAATTGAGAAGATGTAATTTCATTAGCAGAAGATGTCCATTTTGTTAGGTGATTTGTTTGTTGATTGACTGATGTAACTGTACCAAGAGATAGCGTTACGTAACCTACTCTACCTGCCGAGTCTAATATTTTTAAGAACTTATCTGTATTATCTACTCCCGCCTCTTCTAATCGTAAAGCGTAAGCTGATCCACTTCCAGAGTTGGTTGCTTTGAAGTATCCTGCATAAAACGTACCAGCACCTACTCCATTTACGAATCCAACAACACCATAAGCATCGAGAGTTGTGTGTTGTGCTTGTCCAATTACGCCGGCAAATCCTCCGTTTGAAAAGTTTCCAATTGACGTTTCAAACGCACTACCTAAAACAGCATAACCTTTTGCAGTTGCTGATGTTAGGGTGCTGGACAATCCAATTGAATTAGCAACTGCACTCTGAGTAGTTAAATCGAAATGTGTTGAGTTGTTTTGAGAGGTTGCAAATGAACTCTTCCATAAATTTACTCGACCAGAACCTCCAGCCAAGTAAGATGCTCTCAAATATGCCGTAGCACTTGCAGCTATACCAAATCCAACATTAGTTCCATCGTCGAAGATCGTAGAATCACCCAACGCATTGCCGGTTGGAGCGAATCGAGCAATCTTTCCTGCAGTACCTCCAACGACATTCATTTTATTGTTGAAGATATTCCAATCTACAGCCGAGATCCATCCTGGCGTTGTAGCATTTGCTTGAGCCATTGAAATGACTCCCGTAGATGCATTATATGCTACTGGCGCAGTTGCTGAAATTTGCGCTCTTACGTTTGTAGCATTGAAATATTTATTTGTAGCTCCTTCTGGTAAATCGTCAGTCGTTTTCGCAGCAAAGTCTGTGTCAAATCTTCCAGCAGTGTAGTATAAATTAACGACACCCTCAGTAAGATCGTCTGTTGTTTTTGCAGTAAAATCTGCATCAAACAAAGAAGTGTTGTAGAATTTATTTGTAGAACCTACATCACTCAAATCATCTGGATCTAATACAACCGTCGGCGTAGTATATCCATTGATTGAAGATATTCCTGAACCTCCTCCTGATAATAATACCCAAGCAGACGTTACTGTATTGTAATAGTAATGTAAATGATCTGCTGTATTTAACCACAGCATAGCTTGATTTGTAGGTGCAATTGAACCTACAAACAACGCCTTTACTACTCCTAAATTTTTTGTTGTTGGCATCTCTTATTGTTTATATCGTTACTTGAATTTCTCCCGTTGATTGATCTATTCCATAAATGCTTGCAGGAAAGGCATTATCATAGGAAATTACGATTAATTCACCATCTCCATTAATTAAGAAATCAAGATGTGATGCACAATTGTTATGTTGGAGTCGCATAGCTAACTCCCCTTCGATGAAATTTGTATAATCTAAATTACTTGGAACGTCTACTATCAATGCAGATAGTAAGTGTCCAGTGTTTTGCGGATCATAATACGTATGAATAGTAAGATCTGCGCCACTAACTGTAAGTGTTGTTGTTGTCGATATTTGACTACTTTCTGGCATATTAAATTACAGTTAGTAGTGTATTTTGATACGAAAAGTCTGGTTGATTTGGATAATATACCGGATTTAAAGTTCCAGAGATATTTTGTAGAATATTCCCCTGTGTATCTAACATTAAAAATCCTCTTAAACGTGGTAATTTATTAACGTCAACAATTATATCCAGACTCGGAACGAACGTCGCATCTGGAACGTATTTCACACCAGAAACTCGCTTCACGATAGATAGCAACTCGTCCCATTCAACTTTTTGATATGGTTTCCAGTATCTAAAGTCTAAATACTTACTAATTGCATTTTGGATATTCTTACGAACATCGTCCGGATTATAATTTGCAAACAACTCAACCCTAAAGCTGACGTCAATTGGTTGCCATATAACATTTTTCAATACTACTTGAATTGACTGTGCACCCCATTGAGATAGTTCTGTCAAATTGAAATAATCTTGACCTTCATTTAGAAGTGCATCTAATTCAGTAGAATTCAAATCAATTCCATTAACCGTTGCAATTGCAATCGTCGCTTTCCCTAATGGATCTATTCCTTGATAAAAACACTTCAATACATTTGAATTGATCTTTTGAAATACGTGAGTAATTTTCGCTAAAGTGCCAGTTGCAGCTAAATTAGCTCCATCTTTAATTCTTATACGAAAATCTTCATCACCTTCAATGTCACGACCACCAATTGCACGATATTCGTTCGTAACATATAAATGTCCAACTGGAATAGGATCTACGGTACTGATTGTTAGCGCGTCAATGTTGACCTTTTCACCAGAATCAACGCTTCGAACCTTAACGTACTCAAATCCATTTACTCCGATAGTTACGTTTGACTCTAAATCAAACACCAATCCGTGATTTCCTGAGAATTTGTGTGTACCTGCAAGATAAATCGTTCCAGGATCTGCCACTAATCGTAAGTATGTTGAACTTTGAGCTAAACCGAAACGAGCAGCGATTCCATAATTTGACGCAACCGTATCTAAGTAAGCCCCAAAAGCACTATCTGGAAACATATGAGACTCTACAATAGCGATATCTTTCAATGCCTTTTGACCAACTTTCGCTGCACCAAACGCAATACCACCCAAGACGCTGTTATCTGCAATCTTAGTCACTTTCGCAGTCTTATTGATTAAGATCTCGACGAAAATTTGCTTTAATTCCTCTAATGTAGATACTCGTGTTATCATATTGAGGCTAAATATCTTGACTTTTACTCTAAATCGATGCCGTTCCCTCCAATAAATCTCCCAATCTACTTTCTACTTGAAATTTTACAAACAAGGCATCCTGCTTACTTGCAATTTCAAGTACTTGGATAGATTTCATCGTATCATCCTTTTGAAACGTTGTTGTGAGTTGATCTATTAATTGTTGATATTGGAATGTCGCTAAATTGGATCCAACCAAAAGAGCTGCTTGAATTCCATCTCCTGGAAATTCTGGATTATCTCCCTGCCTTAATTGAGAGTTGATCTCGACGGACTGTTCAAGTGTTTTCTTTGGGGTTAGTGTTGTTAGGTCATTATTTGAAAAGGATAGTTGTCGATCAACATCTTTACCTAAAATATTTTCACCTACTAAATTATCAACAACTGAATTGATCGTCAATCCAGAATCGGTTGTTGTCAATGAAAGTACCGTTCCGCCATTTGGAGTATAATCTTCTTCACGTAAATCGTTATCAATAGCTAACTTCACCCAATCGTTATGTTGATCGTCTGAACCTGCAATGTTGAGTGCTACGTGTTCAATTGTCTGGAAATTTTGAAGTGTGTGATCAACTTGTTGAGTGGATCCGAAACCGCTCTTCGTAATGGCACTTTTCTGCCACCTACTTGAATTATCGATACTCCACAAGCTACCTCGCAGCTCTTCGATTAAATCCATTAATAGCCAAAAATCAACGCGATCAAATTTATCTCGAAAACTATTTACCACCTCATTCAATTTTGCAGACGCCTCCAATAGATCGCGCAATGCATTAAATGACGGCATGTGAGGCCTATTTACCAGACCTCCATAATAATCTACCACTTGCGCTTGAGCTCCTTCTGAAAAATCGACATAATTTTGAAGATGATCTTGTAGAGGATATCCTGTAATCTTTTCAAACTCCTCAATAGCTTTAGTCAGTACTCCCATTACAGTTTTGGTGCTAAATTGTTTCTAATCGCAGACACTATCAAATTACCTGCCTTCGCTATATTATCGAATGCTAAAATCTTAATAAGAGAGGTTTTTGTATCTTTCTTAATTGCATCTAAAGGCAATACTGCCTTCAGCGTTAAGTTATATTGCCATAGCATATTTGACGAACCCTTCTCTTGATTTAGCGTCAAATTCATCACCTCTACTACGTGATTAGCATTCAGTGCTGCATTTCGAAAGAAAAGTCTCATTGGCCTATCTTTATCGTCTAACCCTACACTTTTATCACAAATAGCTTGCAAGATTTTGGTAGCTCCATATCCGGTCGTGATTGTTTGATTGAAGCGAGGGAATTTCTTAAATACAGTCTTCTGTTTCCAATTCATATCCTCCTTTGAAAACACTCCAGATAGGTATGAGAATTTCAATGCCGTAAAACTAACAACTGATGTACCGACCATAAACTTTAAATGACGACCAAACGTGCCCGATAGTGAGATATCCATTGGCACGTAAACAGTAGACTTTAAAATAGATACACCTCCAGCCGTTTGCTTAATGTTAGTAATGTGAGAACTACTATAACTCATTTGATCTGGCATAATTGGAAACACTAACGAATCTACAATACCTCCATCTGAATTTACAAGATCCAATGAACACATATAGTATTCGAAATCGTTCGGAAATAAAGCATGAGTACCAGCTCTACCTAACGATAGAACGAGATCACGATACTGTAAATATGCTAAATCGTTTTTTGCCATTATTTAATATCTGTCGATTCAAGTAAAGTGTAAGTAAATGAATTGCCATGAATATCTCGAGACAATCTCATAATAGACATGAATTCGTTGAAGTCTTTTAATCGCTTGAATACTTGACATCCTTCAGACCAATTCTCAACATACTCAGATTGAGTTTTTGGATTTGATCTATGACCATTGATTCCAAACACCCCCTCAACAACCATAGTTTCGTCAAAAACCATGTCTTTATTTTTATCTCTCCAACCTCTACAAGGTTTTACTTGACGCATTGCCTCATACTTGCCTTGGTGTAGACCAATAGCCCACATACCTCTATATTGTCCGGGCATAAGTCTAAATACTCCTGCAGGATTATGAAACTGTTTTACAGCTTTCGTTCCTGGATCTGTAGTAATATCCCATTCACGATATTCCCACTTTCCATTCTTCTTAAATGAAAGTGTTAATTTATCGTCAAATACGTTTGTTACAGCGTCTGCAAGTTTCGGATCGTTATTACGAACACCCACTACATTTACGTCAAAACCTTTATTTGCTTCATCTGCAAAAAATACAAATCCTTTTGATTTTAATGTAGCTTCAATTTGTTCCTTTGAATACATAGCTTAAATTTTTAATAAAAGTACCAATTCTTTTTCAACTCCACGGTATAGTTACACCACTGGAATTATTGATTGCCAGTCCGGTTCGAAACCATGCATCTGTAATTGTTGCAAATAGCGCTGCACAATCATCTGCCGAGCCTCCATTTAGTCCCAAAATAGTTACCGGAACGATATTTAAAGGTAAGGGGGGAGGTGTTCCTGTAAATGTAGGAGCCATACCCAATCCCAGCTGTGTAGCGTAAGCTGTAAATGCAGCAATCAATAGAGGTATTCCATTTTGAGTATTTGGATCTACACCCATCATAATACTTTGAAAGGCAGACTTCGCTGCCGCTGCTGTAGTACTGGGAGGTACTACTGAACTGGCATAATTATCCACAGCAGTTGCCCAATCAGACGCTGCTGCAGCTATGTCTTTTGGCATAGTTGCAGGAGTGAATATTGTCTTCAATCCTTGCTGTAATATTGAACTTACCAATGGCATTATTCTGTTTTTGAATACGTTGAAAGAATCTTATCTAATGAACTGCTAACGAGCGATGCAATCGCTGGTGCATTGATTGGAGTTCCTGACGGTCCAAATGCAGTTGGTACGGTAATTGCTTTAATTTGATCGATTAAATCACTAATGAACTGTTTTGCAGTATCACCTAAAACCATAGCCTCTTTACCAGATCCCAAATCAACCTCTTTTACTGCCTTTATTTGGATTTTTTCTTCGTTTGCGAGTATTTCATTATCAAACTCATCTTTATACGATAAGCCGGCTCCTTTGACGTATTGTATAGTAGTCTCTTTATCGTCAATAGATCTGTCTTTTATTGTTACGTTGAGAGAGTCTGTTGCCTTGAGATTGATCTTACCCAAAGCTTCAATATTAACTTGACCTTGAGTGAAGAGATTGATTTCTGCACTTTTTGCAAGATTGGTTGCTGATATATTGATCGTTCCACCAGTTGATGCTTCATTCATTACATCTAACGATAACTCTCCCTTATCTCCTCGTCCTGAGATAGTTACATGGCCTCCGTTAAATTCTCGAATAATCTTGAATTGGTGTTCAAGTAGAGTTGTTCCTTCGTCATATCGCTCAACCAGAGCTACGATCATTGGATTATCTTGACTTGGCAAATTTACCCATACCACTGCTGTACCTAAAGATGCTTTATCGGCTAAGTCTGCTACAAGAGGAAATTCTAAGAAGCCCAAATCGCTCTTGTTGCAGTGTACGTTCCAAATGATTCCACCAGTCTCTGTCAATATGCCTACAGTACCGGTACGTAAGCATTTTTGAACATAGGCAGCTCGATCTGTATTGGTTGGAATAATAATATACCCAATACCTGCAGAATATTTTGGATTCGAAACTCCACGTCTCTTTATCGCTCTATCTCTCATGTCAATTAGCCGTTATTTGATTTTTTATCCATGTATTGACGTCTCTTTTGAAAGAAAGTAAACACCTTCTCATTCACAGCACCCTTTTGTTGCAATTCTTGATTGAACTGTACATTTGCCTGTAAGCTTGTATCGTCGCCCGTTAAGTAGGTGGTAAATACACTATATATAAGTTGCAAGTCGACAAGCTGAAAGTAGCTCATAAAAACATCTTGACCCTCATAAGATACAGTGACTCCTTTAATGTATCGCTCTACCATTCCCCTCTCTACAGTTAGTGTCGTCGTTCTGTCAATTTCACTACCAACTCTATAATTATTTGCCACTGACGTAATATAGAACATTTCTCCCGTAGCTGCATATCGGATCCACGTTCCTTTTTTAAATCTCCTATCTCCATTGATCGTTATAGTTCCTTGTCGCGTAAATGGTAGGTACATATTCGATTCAATAAGAAAAATTAAATCATTTGCAATTTGATTGGCAACGAAATTAGTAGACTTGTTTGAATTATATGCAGAATGTGCTTCGTATGGAACGTATTGCGACTCTACAGATAACCTCTTTGCTCCGTAAACTTGGGCATACTCTTCAAGATGAATGGTAAAAACTTCATCTTTACCAACGGCAGGACCTGCCGGCTTAATTTCATAAATTGAATAGCATGGATCGTTGCAAAAAGAAAGATTATCACCCAATACATCTATCTCTTCGATCGATAAAATGTATTCAGTAGTCCCTCCTGCTATAACTGTAGCTTCTTCCAGAGTTTTTGTCTTTTTATCTGTAGCATCTAAAGGCGCTGTTTCGGTAATGTCTGCTCGTGGCTTCAACTTCTTTTTACTCAACCTATCAGTTGTACCCGGTTCTGATTTAGGATCTGGTGCTGCAGTGATTCCGTTAAGTAGAGATTTTAAATGCTGTCCTGTAAATGGAGGCTGTCTCACGATAAACCAAAACTGATCTCCAATGGTATCGGTTGAAAATTCAACGAAAGGCATCTGACAAAATTTGTAGAATTGATTAATCAAACTACCATCTGGATACGAGATACTGGAATCTGCAATATATCGATTTGCAACTGCACTGTCAATCGACAGTCGAATAATTTGCCAAATTCCCTTTGCCGGTTCATCTTCAATTGAGGGTTGGAAGTTCGATACTCCTTTATCTCGACTACCCTCAAGCCTATACTTCAATACTCGTCGATCTCCATATCCAACAAACGCTTCGTCAGGAACAACAGAAATGCCTGCCACTACATTCATGATAAATTGCATTGACCATGAAATTGATCTATATGCATATTCAGCCATGATCGGATATTTACCGTTTGCAGTCAATCGCTGCGCTAAACCTCCACTTTGATCTAATTGTGCCAATGAATGTGCGGGAGTTGCATAAAAATAACTACCATCGTCAATAATTGCCTTTGTCAAATCTCGTCCATTTATCGTAATCTCAACGTCATTCGATTGACCATTGACAGACATGCTTGTAGCATCTACAAGTCCGATTAAATCGTAATTATTTCCTGGAATATTTTGAGGTGTAAGGAAGAATTTATCTCCGTCTTGACGTCTTTTCTTTGATTCACCTATAAGCGTCTCAAATCGAATGAAAACCATATCGTTCGGTTGAATAAGGTGATGGAATAGAAAAATGCGACGATCTAATTCACCTAAACGTCTTGGATCATCTGAAGAGGTCTTGTGTAGCGTTGTATTAACTATCTCTGTAGATCCACTATCTGACTTTCGATCAATCTTCCATCCATTTTTACTTCCAATTACAGGAATAGGTGCCACCGTCAATGAGAAGTTTCCTCCATTTTCAGCATTGGCCATATCACAATTCATTATGAATGCAGAAATGTCAATATACTTCCCGCCTGGACTTGGAGATTTATTTGGATCTGGATCTGTAGAAATCGCCTCATCTGTAAGTGCACGGACCCACATCCATACAGTAATGTTTGGATGAGAATAGCGAACGCCTCCTTGGGATTTATTTACACTTCGATTCAATAACTTATATCCCGGATGTTCAAGTAATTGCTTATGTGTCGATGTAATGAATGTTTTATAATCTTTCTGTTCAACTAATTGATTTTGACCAGTAACTGCAAGAGTTTCTTTGAATATACTTTCTTCGGGAACAGCTAAGCGTGAACCTAAAGGCAATCGAGAAGATCCATTTATTGATTCAGCAACACTACCAACATCTGCAATGTCACTTTCTTTATAAAGAGAGAAAATTCTATCTCTATTGCGAACTCCATCTACATCGTAATCAAGTACCATCAAGGCAGTCATTCCCGTTTTTGTTGTAGGATCGAATGGAACGACAATTCCCAAAGCACTCTCAAGTAGCTGGTCAACGTTAGTAATTTCACTATCGTTATGTGTATACCAAATGTATTTTTTATTTGCCATGACTACTTTACTACACCATTATTGTTTTTACCACCAAGCGCAGATTCAAAATCTAACAATCCTTTCGTAAAAGTACCCAGTGCACTAACTCCACTAAATAGACCGTTACTGAATGCCTCAGTTACCTTACCGAAATCTTCCATTTTATTTTCTAAATAGTCGTTAGCCATCTTACCTTTACGACCAAACCATTCATCTAAATCAGCAGTCTGTCTCTCCATCGTACCAGTATTTGCGTAAGCCTTCGCAGCAACGTCTATACCTGACCTACCTCCATCGCTTGGTAATTTTCCATGCTTAAAGTAATATCCTGCAATTTCATTGATTTGTTTTGGAGACATTCCAGGCATTATCGCTTGAGCTTCTAACATGAATCGATCCTTATTGTCTCCAGTAGCAGATTTGGCTCGTCCTAACAATCCAGACAATACTCTCGGATCTTGAATACCCTCATCTTGCATCATTTTCAAATCCCATAAAGATGCATTTGGATTCAATTGACGCATAACTGAATATTGCGTTGCCTGAGTGTATTGATTTGCAGGTGTTCGCGTTGCTGCGTCCATTGCACTTACCATATTGGCAATCGTAGATGGATCTTTGAAAGATGAAACGTTTGCAATGCCCGCAGCTAATCGCACATTGATTCCAGAATCAATCTTACCTAAGTGGGCAGATTGTTCTTGTGTCAATCTATTGTTAATCTCCAACAATTCAGGTAACATAGACATATCTTCTCCAGGAAGAAGAGATGAAGAGAATGCACCCATAATACCTCGAATACGTTCTTCGTTATTGGAGTAAGTTGTATCATTTCTTCCAGATCTTGCTGCTGCAGCTTGTGCTCCCATATCGAGACCTAAGCCTCGCTCAGCTTGAAGACCAAATAAAGCTTCTTGTTCGCTTGTTTTTGCCGTTCCTTGCGCTCGCACTAATGGAATGACGTATCCTTGCATAAACTCAGCTTGAGTCTTTCCGTAATTTTTTGATTTATTGTAGCCTATACCTTCCGTCCAATCTCCCGCCTCACTCATCGTTGGACCTAATGTTTGTCCAGATATGGCTGATAATGCACCAGTGGCGCGATCTAACTCTTCACCCTTTTGCATGAATTTTTGAGCAAGCATCGAAACACCCTGCCCAACTAAAGGAATCATCGCAGCCAATGAAGCAAGCATGTAGATTTCATTATCTGATCCAGCAACCTGTGCAGTTCTATTGGCTATTTGTTCAACTTTTTGACCTCTCGATCTACGATAAGCATCATCTTCCTTCTTCGCAGTCTCATCTTCATCGCCCATCGCCTGACGTTGAACAGTTTGACGAAGCTCATCCATCTCATCGGCATTTTCAGCCAATCCACGTTGAGAGAGGTTTTCATTTGCATCTAATTGCGCCTCAACACCTTTGCGATCTTCTGAGATTTGTTGCTTTGCTGAAGATCGAACGGTATCGATCAATTCGCGCATCAAATCGAGTTGCATTTTATCCTCTTTCAACTCTAAAGAGAGTGCTTGAGCCTTTCCTGCAAATTCTTTCGTTACAGCCGCACGACCTTTATCGTCTTTAGCTTTCGACATCGCGACAGACTTCTCTTGTTGAAGTTGAAGTTGCTGCGCTGCCGCATAAGTCTTGTTGCGTTTCTCAATTGCTCGAATCTCTTCTTCGATATATTGAACAACTTCTTTTCCTGATGTAGAGTAATTTCTCGCTTGACGAATCAAGTCACGCGTAGTCGTTTCTGCAGATGCCCTAAGGCGTTGCATCATCGACTCTACTCCATTATCTACACCGGTAAAGGTGACTCTTTTATTGCTATCTGCCATTTTAAATCATTATATCGCCATTATCCGCTCTTTGTACGTTTCCGATATCGAAATTATCAAATAAGTCATCAACTTCTCGATTACTCATCTTTAACGCTTTACGTTTTTTCAACCAATCACCATGTCCTGGTCGATATATCTGCTCTTCTCGCTTCTCTTTACGAAGCTCTGCATACATTAAATCTTCCTCAAATTCCAGCTTCATGTCGATGAAATTCATCGCTCGATGAGCCTCTGAATTGAATGAGACTTTGTATTTCTCACGCCACCATCGATCAATCGGATACGTTGAATTCCACCAATAAATGAAGCTCTTGACATTAACAAGAGCTGGTTTCATTAATCTTCAGTTTCAGAGAAATCTTCCTCGATCGACTCATCGACAACATCGTCTGACTTTTCAATCGTATTCAATACCTTTTGCCATGCAACCAACCAAGGAACGAATTGATCAACATAAGCTGCTAATAATTCTTTTGCATCAAGAAGATCCATTGCCAAGATTGAAGAGGCTTTTGCATCTTTCAAAAGCTCTGGACATAGAACTGTCAAATTCGCCGTCATATCGATTAAATCAAGCGCCTTTACGGACATGAAAGTACCCACTCTCATCATATCTTGATATGCATCTCCAGCTAACTTAGCTTTAGTTGATTCGATGTCAATAAATTGAGCTACGGTTGGAAAGTTTACTGGATAAGTGTTACCCTTTACTGTGAACGATAAATGTCTTTGCATTTTTACAATTTTTTAATGAATTTATGAATACAGCAAAGGTACGGACATTTGATAATGCCGTACCTTCTTTTGCACAATAAAGATTTTTAATCTTATACAGTATATAAGATCGGACTCATGTAGGTGAAGTCTTGATCTTTTCCAGAAATTTGACCCTCTGTAATATCAAACCCCTCTCTATCTACAAAAGCGCTATTGATTTTTGCAAACTCTTTCAATGTATCTGCCTTTACTAATCCAGTTGTAGCGTCAACTACAGGAATGCCTGCAGCGAATTGAGCAACTTTCTTATAGATAACAATATCTACTCCAGATTCCTCCAACAATACGTTATCGATATACTCTTGAGCGTTTGCAGTAACTCCTCTTGGATTTGCTCCAGGAATTCCCGATACCTTCATGTCAATCATATAGAATTGACAGTTTAATGTACCGTTCCATTCAAGTGCCGGTAACTCTTGTGGAGTCAAAGAACCTAAACCAGAAACACGTCCTCTTCGGATAGTTTCGGTAACACGAATATTCTTCATCTTACCAATCACCTGAGTACCCTTCATTATAACAGCCAAAGGTGCCGTCATTACTCTACTTGCCATATCTTTTTATTTTAGAGATTCGTTAATATTAATTTAAGATAAATCCAGTGAAGAATAACTTATTTACCGGTCCATTTGGAATAAATCCGTAACTGATAAAGATCGCATCTCCTTGCTCTGTTACAATAATGTCTTGGTGTCCTAAGATCAAGTTGTCTGTAGAAACATCTGCAGTACGACGATCTAAATAAGCACTCAACCAACTTGCAACAACAACAGCAGAAAGTGTATTTCTGTTCGGTCCATTTTCAGCTCCAAGTAATTGTTTTTTTGCATTGATTACAATCTCTTTATTCAACTGAGCCGCAATACGTTTAATTCCAATGTCGTGAGATGTTCCATCTTCATTGACAAGGAATTCGTTTTGTTGTAGCGTATTGATCGATTGAACGATAACGAAGTTCGTTAATTCTGTATCGAAACGAGTAACTAACAATCCAGCCGCCAATGCAATATCAACGTCTTTTGAATTTAACTGATGTCTCTCGCCGTCAATTTTCAAATGTTTAAATGTACCTGGGATTTGTGGTTCAAGGCCGCAAATACGTCCTAACACACCTGCAGCTTTATAATTTGCAGCATATTTCTTAAATCCAGTTGGAGATAAAGTCGATGCAACTAAAGGTCCTCCATGAACTACAACTACTCTATCGTTGTCCCAATACTTCGCAGCAGCAATTGATTGTGACGTGAAAGTATCTGCGTCATCTCCTCCAGCAATTACAAGAAACTTCTCATATCTCGCTTCAGTAACGATGTGAGATAGGATTGTTGCATTGTCTGCACTCATTGCAGAAGCACCTCCTTGATCGGATAAAATAAACGTAAAATCTAAATCTGCAATGTTATCTAAAACAGTTTGAAGATGAGTAGAGTTGTACGTTTCTGTACCTCCGAAAGCTTTATTGTTTCCTGCATTTGCAGTTAAATCTGCTGTAGTAACAACTCCAGTTCCGGTAGTTGTTGTTGTTTTCACTTTGAAGAATTGACCTAAAGTAGCGTTTGCATTTAACCACACAAACAAATCTGCTACATTTGCAAACTCAGGTGATTTTGCCAACAATACTGGAGCAGAATTAACTGCAGAAACACCAGAGTAAGGATCTGAATCTGAATCTAATCCAGTGAAACCTCCTACCCAAAACTTCAATACGAATTTAGCTGTGTCGACAGTTCCTGCCTCCATCGTTGCTCCAAATCCTTGCGTCAATAAAGTACCATCTACTCCTCCAGCAAATGAAGCTAATCCAGACGTCGTAGACGTTCCTGTGATTGCGACAGTTAATGGCATTGTATTCCAATCACTACATCCCTCAAGTGCTTGAGGATTACGAGCTGTAACTGTAACTAAACCTGCAACACTTGATGCTGCATATTTATGTGATTCAGCATTGATTGCTGTAGCAAGAGCTGCTGCAACCGTAGTTGGCGTATCTATTCCAGTCACTGTACGAGAACCTAAAGTAATCAATCCAGCACCTTCATTAACCTTTACTGCAAAAATATCTCCAGTAACAACAGTAGCGACTGTAAAACTTCCTACAGCTTTTGTAGCGTTACCTTCAATACCGTTTCCAACCAAACCTTCATCTTTTACTTGAAGAGTGAATGCACCTCCAGCAGATCCTCCTCCAGTAAATGTATAACTTAATTCAGCAGGAACCGTTGCTGCAGCTTTCACCACATAAGCTCTACTGATTCCGTTGATACCACTACCTGCAGGGCGGAATAGAGGTTCAGCTAATCTCCACCAAAGTCCACCTTTGACGCGACTTCTGAAGTCATTAATATTATCAAATGCATAGACTGCATCTTTTGCAGAAGCTAAAGTTCCTGCAATACCAGCACCTGATCCAAAGCCAGCACCTGATCCCGTATCTATGATAAGAACATTACCATAAGAAAGAGCCAGTGCAGGATTTTGAATTCCTGATAGTGTTTGCGCATAAGTTCCAGGCTGTTTGATAACTTTACCGCCAAAAATAAACTGAGTTGACATGCTTTATTGGGTTTTTGTGAAAATACGTATTAAAAACAATAGTGTAAATTACACCAAAAATTTTGAGTCCTCCTCAAGCAATCCTTCTTCTTTAAAAAGTAGTGCCCAAGATTTAATCGTCTCTACTCTCATTCCATACTTTTTTTGTAGGTGTAAATCGTAGCGAGAATTCAATCCAAAAGTCTTGCCCGCTTGAGCTGCACTTACACTCTTCTCTCTAACTGGAAGAGTATTGATTACGTCATTAGATCCATCTAATGAAGGTTGAGTCATTCTTTTTGCCATATTTATATTTGTGTTGGTGTAACTATTCCCATGTTGATTGAGTTGAATATCTGTTGATCGTAAAAGCTTGGAGCTACTACTTCGTATTGAAATCTTAAACCTAAAGATCTTGTGAATAGGTTTTGAGGTACTATCGAAGAGTCGAGCCTTAAATCTTGCCCACTCAATTTCATATTTCGCAGACCTGCGAATTCGAACTGAGCAAGTAGCCCAATAATCATTCCTCTCAGTACCGTATACATCAATTGCACTTCCAGCGTATTGTCTGAAGTAATTATCAATTGATATTGAGTTTCAAACATTCTTGTAAATTGCGGACGGAGCTGTCCTTGAATCGAATCGACCAAATTGTCTTCATATCCTTCATCTATTCCAATACCATCTGCACTGGCCATTTCTGAGGGTAGTGTGATGTGAATTGTAGGTATTGTCATTCTTTCTGAATTGAAGAACATTTCTGTACCCATCTTGCGAGGATGATCATCTTCTCTCAAGAATAAATCTTTTGCTTGTTGAAACCAATTCCACTTACCCTTAATTACCGGTAGATCACCAAAATACGAATACAGTATAGTTTGTCTTTCGTCGGGATATGACTTAAAGTCTACGCGAATTGCCTCCAGAGTACTCTCTATGAGGTTGAATAATACTATTTCCGGTACAAGAATTCCCATAATTAAAAACCTAAAGATTGTAAAAATTTATCAACAGACCTATCTACTTCGACAGGAATATTGGTCATAGCCAATGCTCGCTCTGCAAGATTTCTTGCTTGTAGTCCTTTATTGATCCACGAATTTGCATCTGAATTACTACTTACACGTCTAAACGTAACATACTGTCCTTGTGTGGCGCTTTGATATGTTTTAGAGCCCTTTCTCAGTCCCTCATAAATACTGTGTTTGTGTTTATATTCTTCAAACACCTTATCTTGAGCTTGAATCATTGCTCGCGACTTTGGAATTTGATAGTCGGAAGGAATTTCACTTGCAGAAAGACCTCTTCCTTGTTGTGTAGTTCCTCCTAATGCAGTTTGTTGTGTTTGCTTTGATTTAACCGCTGCATAAACAGTTTGTGGCATAACAGAAGAGAATGCTTCACTTTCACCGAGAGATCCTGGCGTTGCCATTCTAAACGGTACAGTCAAGTACCAACCCCCTCCTTTAGAACTTTTCCTCTTTGAACTTTGAGAGAATCCTACTTTCATGTCAAATGGAGCTGCTCCAGATTCGATCATGTTGGGTAGTTGATTAACTAACATTACGTAGCCAGTAAATGGCCCCTGCTCTCCTACTACAATGCTGGAACGGTAAATTTGTCGAGTGCTTCCGAGAGATTGTTTTGCTACACTATCCCAGTTGCGGGCAAATGTAGCTGTTAAGCTTTTTATAGTTGAGGATACCATTGCATTGACGTCTTCTCTCGTAAGATTGAACTCCGCAGCAACATCTCTTGTATCTATAAGAACAGGTATCATCTACTTTTGATTAGATCGCATCTGCTCAATTCCTCGCTTTATGTTGCTATTAATTATATGATCAGCTACCTTCGACCTTAACTCTTTCACTCCCAAATCCTCATGGTTTGATATTCCCAATTTAGATGCCGCCATATGCAACTCTTCCTTGTTCATATCACTATAATGTTTTCCTGCAACCGTTTCTGGCTTTGATGAAGATTTTCCTTCAGTAACTGGAACCCATTTACCGTCAGCGACTTTCTTGTAGTCACGACCTCCCCAAGATTTAATGGCACCTACCATCTCTTTTTTCCCCTTCTCAAAGGAACCTAAAATTTGTGAATTTACAATCTCACGTCTACGTGCTACTTCTTGTATTACTTCTTTCATATCAACAAGGATCTAAATAACTATTATCAAATAAATAATCACCAACATAATTCTGTGCATCCAGTACGTAGTGTGCTCTTCTTGCAACTGCAGAGACTGGCATTTGTTGATCTTCTGGAACTCCAGCATTGTTAAGTATTGGAGCAACCATCGTATCTCGCGGCAAGTCAATGACGTGATACATTGGAGAATGTATGTAACGTAAAGATACGCAAACATTTGGATATGTATCGTATTTGGACGTTAAAATAATTGCATTGTTGCGTATTGAATAATCCTCTCCCTCGATCAGTCTCGTCAATTTACTGTTGGCTGATGCGAACATGAAAATGTCTTCAATTTCAACAATATCGTATGTCACGTACCCAATATGAACTCCTTTGAATACTTTTAAATATATCGTTTCACTGAAAGCAGATCTTGCATCTATTACAGTCACTCGATCCATGTAACCTAACTTATCTACGTCTCGTGCTGTTAGATTTACGGTACCTAAAGTTAATTCTGACCAATCTTTATATTGAGTTGAGAGATTCATTGATCGTAAAATCATTCTACTCTCAATTCGATTATAAAATACCCAACCAGAACCTCCACAATTTTGACAGTTAGATAAATGATCAATCGTCTCTACCTTACAAGGACACTTAATTGCCTTATCGTGATAGACGCGATATCCTTTCATTTCAATAATCGCGTCGAAATTGCTTTTAATGAAATTAACCTGACCCTGTCCTCCTAAATTGGGAATGGTCTGTCTGACTATATTTTGAGGACCACTTTTACCGTCTGCGCTCATTATGATTGAATATGTAACATTTCACAAAGACGTTTCTTTAGATTTAAGATAAACGACTCTGCAGGTTCTTTGACGATGTCATTGTGAGACATCCAAACATATTGATAGTGCTCATCTTCATCCAGTATAATAATTGGATCTTTTTCTGAACAAAAACTTAAAAAATAATTACATGGCCCAATCTTAGATGTTGCAACAATCATTTCACCCTCAATATCGAGACCAGTCTCTTCCAACATTTCTCGAATGGCAGCAAATTTTGGAGTTTCTCCTGGATCAATTTTTCCTCCAGGTAAGCATAATTTGTTCGGCTCGAAAGAGTCTTCTTTTGATCTGCGCAACATTAACACGCCCATGTGATGCATATAAATCACATCAGCATATTGTTGCTCTTCGACGGCTTTCTCTATAATTGTAGGATTGTAAAAAGACTTTTCAATGTTCGATCCTTTAAATGCAGAGATACTGATTGTTAAATTACTTGTTTCTTCCATTTTAAGAGTATTTACAGAGATGTCATGTTAAATCCATCATATTTTGCTTTTAATCGCGGGATATTAGTTTTTAGATCGGTTAAATAACCTACAATCCTTGAACCGTATCCCGAGTTAGTAGCAGAAGATGTTGATGAGATAGATTGAGATAGGCCATCGATACCAATCGACTGTGAAGCGATACCTGCTCCAAGAATAATATCTCCCATTACGTGAAATAGATTAATGGAAGCCATCTTACCTACAGCGTTTAGAATATCGCTTGGCGTTTTAGAAAAACCTGTATAGTATGTAGCTTTCCAATAATTAGGAATATGGGCAGCGCCAAAATAGCCCGATACCGGCATCACTCCCGAATATTGTGCTGCAGTTGCGCCCGAAGGTACTGTATAGAGGTTTCTAAAATACGAAGTATTGTCATTTGTTTTTCTTGCCGAAAGCCACTCTACCGGATAAACAACCTGCTCTACGTTATTAATGTTTCCAGTTAATGCAATTGCACTGACTACTGGATATGAACAGCGAATAAAGCCCCAATCACTATAATCTTGGCGATTGAAATCATGTCTCTCTTCGATAATTTGAGGAGTAAGTTTTAAGTTCAGATACCCCTCTATTTCTTCTTGAGCATATCGGATCCATGACTTTAAGACGTGCTCTGGAAATTGTTTTCCGTCAGCAGACTTCAAGGGAATTCCAAAGAAATAAAATTCAATTAATTCAGAGGGACTCATGATAAGTCCCTCGTTTTTTGCAATTCTTATTTTAAAACTTTGTGACGGCATTTTGTTTTAATTAGATTTTTGTTTTCAAATATGCTACCAAGTCATCTTTTTTCAAAGATTTCCACTCAGACGAAGGCAATTCAGCTTCTTTTGCTGTTTCTTTCAATGCAGCTAAAGTTAAATCACTCAAATCTACATCATCAATTGTATCATCTTCAACAGAAGTAGCCTCAACGACCTCTCCAGTTACGATGTTTACTTTTTCCGGATTCTCTTCAATAGTGCCACCATTTGCCGCATCTAATTCTGCAGTAAACGAATCAACGTGAGAATTATCAACCTCTTCAGTCACCTCTTCTTTGATTGTAGCTACTTCAATAATTTCTTTCGGCATACCTTCATAAGATAAAGACGAATCTTGAGCAATTAACGTTTCAAGATCTGCCGTATCAACGATAGCCTCTAAATTCTCATCAAACTTTACAATGATCTCTCCAATGATACATGATTGACCACCTCTATGAGACTTGCTTGTCGTAATTTTCGTTGTTTCTGACATAATACAATTTTAAATAAATTTTCGATAAATATACCAATAAAAAAAAGGAGTCACAATTAAGTGACCCCTTTTCTTATTTTCAGATTTCTTATAGCGATTATGCTACAGCAGTTCCGATGTTAATGAAACGAATCATTTTTTTCGGTGCATACAAGATCGGCGTACCGTAAAGTAAACACATGAAACGTTTTGAAGGACTCAATACAGCAAGATCCATTTTCATTAATGGTGCCAATTGTTTGAATTCCATAACTTCAGAATCTCCTTGAAGTAACATTGCTTGCTCAGTACCTGGCAACCATCTGTTTAAATCAAGAACTAAACCTGCAGTTGCTCCGTCATATCCAGCAGCTTTTTCAGCAGCAGATACTTCAAAGATTGGGTACAATAATGCTGTAGCAGCAGTCTCGTCTTTCTTTGAACGGTAAACTACATATCCAGTTGCAGGGTAAGCACCACCACCATCTGTGAAAGATAATGTTACTTTGTTTCCTGCAGCAACAGTTACTGCAGCAGCACCAACTTGAGTAGGAGTTGTTTCACCGTAACGGTTTTTCGCTGCAACAGCGTAAACGTAATCTCCTGCATCAGCAGTAGCGAAACGAGATTTCAATGCACCTGCAGAAGCAGCAGCAAGAGAAACAGAAGCAACAACAGCAGGAGCTTTTGTTGAAGTAGCTGGATCAGACAAACGACGTGGTCCTGCTTTAGCAGCAAAGATGTCATATTCCAAATCAATTTCACCGAATTGAGATTGGAATTTTTGAACTCTTTGACCCATAACTCCATTTGTTAATGCAGCAGTATTTGGTTGGATCAATTTAGAAGCGTGGAACGATTTTACAAAGTTACTCAACACTACTGGAGGAGCTACAAGTAAATTACCGTATCCAAAGTTTCTAATAATTGCATTGGCAGCATCTTCGATTTCAGCCTCACCTAAACGACGACCTCTTAAATCGATTACAACTTCAGAATCTTGGTAAGCATCAAGTGTTGCGAACTCATCGTTTGCAGCATGTTGAGCGTAAAGACCTCTCCACTCTTGAGGAGTAGTTTTGTCATCACCCCAGAATAAACCACGGTCAGCTTTTCTTAGGATCCATTGGATACCGTTAGTAACCTCACGTTGGATCATATTTCCAATTTGAGTATTAACTAATTGCATTGGATGTGAAACTGCTTTAGTTACACCTAAGAATTTCACCAACTCCGCACGTCTTACATAGATAGAATCTTCTTCTTCTGGTAATTCACCTTCGTTGTTGAAACCACCTCTGTCAGCCCCGTAAGACTTTAATTGGTTGTACTCTTCTACTGTATTGTATGCAGCAGCTTTAGGCATTCTTTTCCAGAAGCGAATATCGCTATCCTTGAATGTAAGAAGTTTTAAGTTCTTTTCAAGAGATTCTGTTTTTAAAGCTCCACCAGCTGTTTCTTGATCTGCAAGAGATCTACCAGTAGTACTTCCAGCTTCCATCGCTTTGCTTAATTCAGCTAATTGCTCTGGAGTTGTGCTTGCGTTATCAAACAAAGCTTGGTTGTCCATAGATCCCGCTTGATAATCTGCCAAATTAATTCCTAATCCGTTCATTTGAATTATTTTAAGATTTGTAAAAATTTTCCGATTTTGATATTACGATTTATGCTTTTAATATTATGCAACTACGCGGATTTTTTCATCCACCAATAGTCTGTGTGCAATTTCTGGTTTTAACACTCCAGATGCTTCATACAACGTCATTGCATTTGCAAACGCCATATTAGCTACTCCGTGTTCTGTAATTCCTGCACGTGAATCTAAGATGTCTAAGATTTGTGCTTTGTGTAGGTTCGTTGAAAGAGTTGTAATTCCATCGTTGTTAGAATTTTGATCTTTATCGAAACCTTTCTCGATGTATGCAGCAGATGTTGCTGATTTTCTTCCTGGAGTTGAATTCTCAATTGCAGAAAGACGTCCTTCTAAACTGTCAAAGTTTTCAGACAATGCTTTTTGGATCGTTCCAAGTGCAGATACAGAATCAAGAACTTTTGCATTTTCAGCTTTAATCAATTCCATTAATGGACTAACATTGTCACCCTCAATACCTTTTTTCACTTCACCTACATTATCGCCTGGATTCTCTGTTCCACCTTCAGTAGCTGCAGCAGTACCCATTGTATCGCCTTCAGTACCCATTGCTTTCTTAGTCTCGTAAGCATCCATAGCTTTCTTCATTTTAGAAAGTTCGTTGGACATATCTTCACAAGCCTTTTTCATTGCATTGTACTCCTCATCGGACATATCTCCTTTTGCAGCAAGATCTTCTTCGTCGTCAGCTTTTTCTGCGTTAGCTTTAGTTTCAGCGTCTTTTTTGTCGCCATCTTCAGCATAATCTTCAGCAGTATCTTCACCTTTTGAATCTGCATCTGCAGAAGCTTCAGCGTCTTGCGCTTTCGTAATATCGTCAGAAGAGTCTTCTGACCCTACAGATTTACTGATTCCTAAGACAGTGAACGCTTTGTCGATAGCTTCTTGAGAGATTGTTTTTTCCATTGAGTTGTTATTTTCTGATTTATAAATTGTTTCTATAACTGTGTAGATATCTTTAGCTTTTTCGATATCTGCATCGTGAAGATACTGAAAAATCTGACCATAAACTTCACCCTTAGTTAAATCTTTTCTTTTCTTCTGCCCAATTTTTTGAGTGTCGATCACTTGACCTCCTAAACTTTCACGTACTACAGATGCACCATTTCCGGTTGCTTCCATTGCTTTAATCGTTACATTCAAATCCTTATCTACAGTGATGCGCTCTCCGGTTGGTTTTGTGATATCTAAAATGAATTCAGAGTTTCCACCATTAGCATCTTGACTGTCTTCAAATTCATAATCTTCAACGTCAGCACCGTGCCCTTTGATGATCTCAGCTAATGTTTGAGAATTCTTTGGAGTTGGAGTAATGGCACATCCTGTGATTTGTGCTTGTTTAACAATCTTAGGATTCATTGCATCACGCTCAGTCACTTTACCCTCAATACTGAAACCCAAATGACGTCCAGAATTACTTGATTTAAGCGCCTCTGCAAGTGTATAGATGTCTTTCGCTAAAGGACTATCTGCATACAACTCTCCTTCAATGTATAGCTTCTTGTCGCGAATTTCAGCTACTGTAGGTTCTCCTACGATAGCGGCTGGATTCGTTTTTGATTGGTGGTGCCAATTCAAGAAACCATACTTCAAGAAATATTGAAGATCAAAACCTTCTGGATCCAAGAATTCACCATCTGAGTCTTCATCTGAAGTAGAGGCAATACCTCCAATCTTCATTACCTTCTTTCCTTTCTCGTCAGTTCCTTTTGTTAATTCCAAAGGAACGAAAAATCTAAAATCACTTCCTGATTGTTTCATTATGATAGCATATTGTCTGTTGGTTCATACTGCTCTAAAATTGGCTTAAATTCCTCTTCAGAGTATCCGATCGTGTTCAATGCTTGTTCGTGAGAATACTTCAGATCACGCATATATCCTTTATATGTGTAGTATGCTGCACAATCTGCTGCAGCTTGACTTTCTACTGGACCAAATCCATCGTCACCTACTAATTTTTCTTCTGCCATTACTTATTCAGTGTTAATACTTTAACTACATTCATTTGCGCATTCAATAACTCTCCTACGGCATTGTTGAAGAGTCTGTCTGCGAAAGGATCTCCTGCCATATTGTGAGCACGATATTCCTTTTCAAGTAAATCTGCAGCGTCTGCAAATAATCTTTTCGCTTGCGAAACCTTATCGTCATTCGCCGGATTGAAATGTAAACCTACTAATTTCTCTCCGAATGTTAGTTGCTTTTCCATCTTAATATTGGATATATGATTCGAAACGATCTCTTTGAATTGGATCTTTTAAATTCAAGAAACCTTTCCAGTTATTGCCATTCATAACAATCTTAGCAGGCTTCCCTCCGTTAATTTGACATATATAATCCATTGGGAATCTTGTTGTCTCAGGATTGTTTCTGTAGAAATCTTCCACTACCTTTTTAGCCTTCTCTGCGTCGTCTCGCGTAACTGTATACTTAGTTCTGGTACCTCTTTCATCGATATCCATTTCACGACCAACGTAGTGAGCGAAAGCGTTTGCTTTCTCAAGTGCCATATTTTTCGTTGCAGTAAATCCATAACGACCCCAAGCGTATGCTCCAGATGTAATGTTGGCAGATACTTCTAATTCAGTAATTCCTGCACGACGATATTGTTTGTTGAGAATTCTAAAGATTTTCTTACCAAGACCACCTCCTTGATTAACGTCACTCCCTACCTTGAAGTAAGCGTGATATACGGATGTTCCACCCTCACTTTGAGTAGGTGAAGTGAAATCTTTTTGCGTTCTAAAATTTCTTTCAAGTTTAAATCCTCCAGTTCCTGTTATAAGTAACACAAAAGCTCCTCGCGGATTAACTGTAATCGATTTAACTAATCGCTGAACTCCTGCCGCTCTAATCTCATTAGATAGAGAGTTTACCATTTCACCTAAGTCAAGGTTTGGAAAATGTTCGTTATATTGCTGAACCCAACCATCTGTCATGTCGCTGGTTCCAGTTAACCTCATTGCTGCCAGATTTCGAATCATCGTAGAGTCCATTGTAGATGGATTTCTTACAACTGGAGGTGCTCCAGGAACTGTTGTTTGAACAGATTGCCCAGTTACAACCTTCTCAACTTTACCTCCACGCGTAGGAGGAATTTGTTTATAAATCTGAGTACCATCTGGCAATGCAATTGTCAATCGACCCTTACCGTCAGCTTGTCTCCATACTGACTTTACTCTTCCGTCAACCAATTGATTATCTTTTGTGAAACGAACCGCATCTCCATTATGGATTTGATTTTCATGAGTAATGTCTGTGGCAGTTTCGGTAGATGAATTCATGTCTACTTCGTGTGTTTGAGAGAGACGTCTCAAATCAGCCTCGTGCACTGTTGCATTTGCAAGTTCAGCTTGTCTTGCGCGATCTCTTTCAATTGCAGGATCCACCCATTCGCTAAATCTTTCAGATTGATTCCAGTTAGGAGAAGATGTTCGCGGCAACTTCACAGACTTGCCTTGATCGAGAGATGCGTTTGGTCCGTAAGTATATCCAGTTGGTGATGTATAGTTGTCGATAAATTTCGCAACAATATGATCTGGATGTATTTCAGTAATCTTCAACTTTGAAGCGTTCAGTGATGTTCCAGAACTCCATCCTTTGAAATGAGCGTTGATTAAATCACCTTCACTCATTCTATGCTCAAATGCCTGTTGATCTAAAAACGTTGCAGCTTTCTCTGGCGTCTTTTCTTCAAATTTCTTGTATACTGTTTTAGTATATACTCGCCCATCTCTTGTAGTTACTTGAATTCTCGTTGGAGTAAGATGAGAAAGATTATGAATTGCTTTCTCTAACAATTCACCCTTCAACAACCCCTCTTCCTTTGCCGTAGCTAAAGTCATTGCTGATTCAATATAATCTTCTTCGGAAACGATTATAGGAGCATCTCTACGTTCCGTAAGGGCTCCCATATCGATTGCCTTTGTCAACATTTCACATACTTGTTGAAATGAGATAGATTCTACATTGGTGTCGAAAGATAAGTGTTCGAAGTAATTCTTCTCAGCAACAACTTCAGCTTTTTCAATTGAAGGATTGATGATTAAATTAAGTTGATGTTGAAAGTCTATGATATCACTTTCAGCTTTTTGAATCTCTTGATTGATATCAGCCAATTCTTTAAAGAAATTTCTCTCATATCGATTAAATCTTCGTTGAATTGATTCTTTATCCTCATCCTGAGACGCTTTCTCGAATACTTGAGCTGTTTCATCATTAACCTTATCGAAAGCCTTTATAACTTCATCTTTTGAAGATTGAAGAAATGTAACTTTCTCTTGAGATACTTTGATGGATTCTTGTAATTGAGAAATAAGACCTTTTTGCAGGTTTTTTTCTTTACTTCCAAACACATTGGATAGAATGGTCTTAAAATTAAAATTCATTTTCGAGTTGCAAATATTATTAATATCTTATTTTAATGTATTTAGCCGGCTAAATAGGAATATAATCCGTTAAGAGGCTATTAAGCTTGAGAGGCTTTCTTTAACCGGCTTTTAACCGCTCCCTTCCCTTCCCGATGTAAAGGTAGATTGAAAATATTTACCTGCAACGGGACAGATTGAAATGTAATGGTACTGTTGAATCTTCTTTTCACAATTTACAGATGTTTAATAATTTTTCTTCACTCCAAGTATTTATAGGACAATATTTCGCTCATAAAGAATAAAGTCTCCTGAGATGGTCTTAGCTTGGCCAGATTTATTGGTGATGCGAATCAAATAATTTGTATATTTTTTCAATATAATTTCAGCACCATCGCGCACTGGACCTGCCCCAATTGATCCAGAAGACCTCCCTCCAGAACCTCCAGGAACGAAAATCTTCTTCAATAGTGTTCCGGTAGATGTGATTGTTGGTAAGTGAAATGCTTGAGACTTTGGAGTAAGTATACTATTTCGATTGACATTGAACATTGATAATCCTGATCCAGTCGACGATGTGATTGCGTCTTCGAAAATTTCAACATAAATATCACCTCCCCCTGCAGCCGAGAAAGTTAAATGTGATTGAAACCCATCTGTAACTATTAAAGTGTCGGAAGATGCGTTATTTGCAACTCCCTCATCTAAATGAGTGAATGTAAATGCTTGACCGGCATGACCTCTTTGTTCGGTCTCATTGACGGTAGTTTGAATTAATCCTATAACTTCGCCCATAATTATGAGTGTTTGGCAACAAAATATAGGCGAACTAAACCTGCTAAAATTGCACCCTTAGTAATTTTTACACCCAAATACTTACCACTAAAAGTTGCAGTTGCTAATGTACCACTTTGATTCGCAGCAGTTAAGGAGTTTTGAATTCCCAAAGTATCCCAATTTAACCCATCGTTAGATTGCGCTAAATCAACTGTACCATTAAACGATCCCGTCAATCCTACAGCAACTACTTGACATGATACTATTTTAGCACCTAAAGAAAATGCATCGTCAATCGAAACTACTTGTGTAGATCCAATCAATGACATATCTACTTCAACGAAACATTCTCCAACCGGAGATCCCATTGAAGATGATGCGTTTTTCACTGAATATGAATTGTTTCCTAACATGATAAAAAGATTAAAGCCCAAGAGCGATCTTGGGCTTAATTAATATTATGCAACCGTAATTGCCAATGCTTGAGTGTTTGCTTGTCCTAAATCATCTGTACAAGTAACTGTGAAAGATGAAGCGCCAGTCGCTGAAGGATTACCTGCAATGATTCCAGTTTTTGGTGCTAAAGTCAATCCTTCTGGAAGTGTTCCGGTAGATACTGTCCAAGTTTTACCTCCGTGAGCACCAACAACTGTCAATGTAACTGAATAAGGAGTATCTGCACCTGCAATCGTTACAGTCGTTGTAACTCCTGCATTTCCGTCTGTAGCGTTTGTAGCTACACCCTTCACTGCATTTGTAGACGTTACTGTAGCAGTATCTGCAGTTGCTACGAATGCATTTAAACCATCTAAAGCAGCAGCAACTGCAGTAGCAACTTGTGCGTTTGTTGCTCCAGTTGCGATAGCGACAGGAATTGCAACCTTGCCTGCAATTGCAGGATCTACACCTGCAGAGTTTACGTTAAACCAAACGTAATAAGCAACAGTTGGAGAATTGATTGTGAAATATTTATTGTTCAATGAACCTGCAGTATCTGCAACACACAAAATTGTCGTTCTTTCAGCAACTGAAACTGTACCAGCAGCCAATGGAGACGTTGAAGTGATATCTAATGCAGTAGCAAGTGCAATTAAATTTGTAGTCGTTCCTGCCTTCATGTCAATCACATCTAAAATTAGATTATTGGCAGTACAGAAAGTTTTAAATGCAACTAAAGACGAATTCTTTAAAGGAAAATTGATACCGAAATGAAGTTCTGCAGCATTTAACCCAATAACCTCCATTACTGTAAATGCATCGTTTGATCCAGAAAGATCAGTTTTGTACTCAACTCTTGCAGTGTTATCTGCATTTCTAATCACTAATGTTTTCATGTAAAAGATTTTTATATTAATATTGACCTTAATTGGCCAATAAAAATACTAAATCTCAGTAACATCAGCCCCAACTTGAACTTTGATTTTAGATTTTCGTTGGACTTTTCGTTCGTAATCTGTAGATGGAGTTGAGAATGATCGAGTAGACGGATCCCAATCATATCCTTCTGGCACATCTGCCAATGTACATCTACACCAAGGATGTAGAGGACCAATTACGGGAAGCCAATTGTCAACTTTCTTACCCACGTTGGTTCCGTTAGCTTGTAGAGTTGATAGCTTGAAGATTTTCGGTTGTGATCCAATTCCTGCCGTAAGAAAATGACTAATACAATGACGACAAGCGCCAGGATAGACGTCTTTATAGACCAGAGCATCTTTTCCTTTTTCTCGTTCAATACCTGCAGCGCGTCCTTGATCGAATGCACTGTGTAGTACATAATCACTTATACGACCAAAGTCACGTGACCAGTCTTCAGTCTTACGTCCCAGAGCACTTACCATATCGCGAACAGATCCTCGATTGATTAAAGTCTCTTCTGCGGTATCTTGAATGATTTTCTCGTAGCGAGCTCGCTGCCTTTGATCTGCCTCAATGTGAGATTGATCGAAGTCGGCTTTGATCTTGTTTCCTAATCCTCGAATGTCAGAATAGGAATGTGTTTTTAACGCTTCCAGAGAGTCTTTTTCTCTTGTATTTAAAGGAATGAACCTACCCGAATCTAAAAACTGTTTAAATGCAGGATAATCGAGCTTTTTTGCAGCTGGTTGACTGAGACTGTAGCTCAGCAATCCAAATTTGAAGGCATGTTCAACTTGAGAATTGTCTTTTAGTCGATCTACGTCAATTCCGTAAGATCGAAGCAGTGCTTTATCGTTAGGTTGCAGTACGTCAAATCCAACATGCTGGGCTGTAAATAAGATGTGATACTTATCTATAACCTTCATTAACTCTTCAATTTGACGTGGAGTGAAAATCATATACTGTCCTATAATAAACAGCAAAGTTCGGACATTTATTTAGATTGCCCGAACTTTCTGCTCAAAAGATGATATTGATTAGATGCGATCTAATCCTAAATGCGCCAATACTTTCGGAAATGCCTCTTGAACACTTGCCGTTGAATTTTGTTTAACGTGTTGAATTGCGTCTTTAATGCTTTTACCACTCTGAATCGCGCCAATTAAACTCTTAGTAGCTGCTACATAAGTGCCGCCCTGTAATTGACCATCGAAATGTCCAGCGCCATACATTCCTCCAGTAGAAGATGATCTACCACCACCACCAAGCTTAACAAAACCACTATCTGAATCCACTTGAATAGGTTTTCCGTTAATGGAAGCCTCTCCTTTTGGATTGATAGACATTTTCACATTACCTTGCTCTGTTGTAGTTGTTCCTACATAATCTCTTCGTAGATTATTGATTGCTCGCAATCCTTCTTCGTGCTGTCTTGGAGTAAGTTTTGCGTAACCTCGAGCTTTTTTCTTATCACTCTCAATCGACGCTTCAGCTTGATTCAAATACTGCGTTCTACCAGCAATGCTTAATTGATTCATTGTAGTTTTCACTGCATTATCAATTGGCGTTTTTGCAAGTGTTTGAATGCCAGGAACTTCGATCATGTCTGAGCGACTACCTCCAATGCCCCTTGCAGGAATTTTCGTACCTCCAGGAACTGTTGCTGTGTTTTTTGTCGCCGAAGTAGATGTTACTGCAGGCTTTGCTGGTGTCGTTGATGTAGCCGTTTCTGGAAAGTGTTTCTCAAGAGCCTCTTTTACTTTTTGATTTTGAATAGCAAGAGAAGATCTCTTGTAATTCTCTTTCACATCTGCAGTTAATTGCTCTTTTGATTTTGGACTATATCCAGTTTGCCCGTACTTAGGAGCTGCTGTAGTGCTACCTGTTTCTTTTGTTGGGAATCCATGTTTCGTTGCAAATTTCTTTGCCTCTTCTGGACTTGAGAATTGCATATCAACTTGATGCGATCCATCCGTCGCTCCAAGTTCATGTACAGCACTTTCACCTTTTCCTCTTTGGCTAACTTCGTAAGTTTTACCTTCACGAGGTTTCATTAAATCTCTACTTGCATTTGAAGTAGGTTGTGCCACTTCACTATATTTAGTGTACGTGTTCGGTCCCGACTTTACTTGCTTTTTAGTCAACTTACCTTGCTCAACAAGTTTATTCATTTTAGCCATCACTTTCGATTCATCGGCAGTGTTGCCAGAAAACGGATGATCTAAAAATTGACGATGATTGAAAGATTCACCTCCTTGCGATGCATTGTGTTCAGCAGCACCTGCTACGTGAGATTGTGCCATTGCACCAGTTCCTTTTCCGTGATACTTCCATCCGTTTGGAGTTTTGATGTATTCGCGACCACCAAAGGTTTTGATAGCTCCAATTACCTGAATTTCACGTGCTTTTTCAAGCTCATCTGCCTCACTGAATGAGTGAAAGATGTTGTCGATGCGATCTTGCTGTGCTTTTAGTATTTCATCTCTATGGTTCATATTTATGATTTTAGTCCGTGTTTTTTAAGTGCACTCACGATTGATCGCTGCTCTTCTGCTGGATATTCATCACTAAAAACGTCTTGAAATTCATTATGAATGTCATTAACATTCATTCCAGATTTCACAGCATGTCCTATGATTTCGTCAGCTTTATCGTTACCTCGAGCAAAATGATCTCCAACGTGTTCCGCTACAGAATACGCATCATGAATTCCATTCTCTTCCATATATTTTTTAGATTCGGCTTCAGAGTCGGTTTTAATTTCACTTAAATATTCATCTAACGCACGCATAGCTTGATTTACGTCTTTATTGTCACCACCACCAAATGCCGAATCTTCAGTCCATGGATATTGTTTAGCATCTTCATATGGCATACCAGCACTTGCAGCTGCTTCTGCAATTAGATTGTTTACTTTATCGTGAACCTGTTCACTTTCAGGATCGTCAAATCGCTGTTTAAGTGCTGATTTTAAATCGTTTTTAATGGCATTGAGGTCTTTTCGTGGCTCCGTCTTCGGTTTATTAGCTTTACCGTTGACGATCTCATCTACCCCCGCATCATTCTGTGCTTGAATCTTTTTACCTAAACCTTCTGCTATCTTACTTAACATTTCTTCAGCGGTTGCCGGATCTGTTAGGGCTGGAATTTTTTCAACAAAATTGATCTGTACAGCATCTTTAGCAGGCATTCCCATAGACATTACGAAAGACTGTACAGATTTATTTACTGCCTTTCTGGCAAAATTACCTAAAGGACCTTCTTGTGTCAGGTATGATGCATTTACTTTGACGGCATTTATAGATGAATCAAAATGCATCTGTTGTGCGTCGTTCATTTCGACTGTTGTATTAGATTTTCCCTCACTTGAAGGGCCCTTATCATCTTTAGGTTCTTTTGATTTGTCACTTGAATCTTCTTGACCTTTACTTTGCTTACCTTCAGTTACAGGAACCCATTTACCTTCATCGATTTTTTTATATCGCACTCCACCATGTTCACGAATCTCTCCAATGGTACCCTTCTTTCCCTTCTCAACGGAATCGTTAAAGTTGCTGGCAATTCCCAATCGTCGAGCCTCAATTGCTTTTGCAATGTAGTTATCGTTATCGACATCTAACGCAACATCTACATCTACTATTGTTCTGTTTTCTATAAACGAACCAACCATGTGATTCATTCTATCTTGCTGTGCTTTTAGTATTTCATCTCTATTTTTCATAAGATCTTTTTTTTGTAAATATATAAAGTATATCTTTTAACTGCAACCTTTATTTTATTTTTGCGTAGAATTATCTTTCGCCTCCTGACTTTTCTTATGAGCAGCCAAATGAACACTTAAAACGCCAACAGCATCGCCAGTCTGTTTCAATTTGCGTGCAGTATCTCCAGATGCAGCAGTCTTACCTGCCAATCTTTCACCCTGCTTTTTCAACTTATCATGAACCTCAGATAGTGCCATTTGAGCTATCTTGTGTGTAGTTGATACGTGTGCACCGTGCTTCGCTAAAGCCTCATCTACGTGAGCAATACCGGTCTTAGTGTGTGCATAAATTGCAGTTCCATTAGCTGTATGTCCAATCACTTGGCCGCCCTTTGAGCCTTCACCGCCTTTTGACAGTTCATTTGCGTTTGTAAACGATCCAACGATATGTGTTCGTCGGTCCATTTGTGCTTTTAAAATATAATCTCGTGCGTCCATGTTACTTTTTTATTATGATTTGTTTTGCCTCTTGCTCTAATGCCCAAATGCATGTTACAAACAATAAAGCTAATCCGAAAAGAAACAAGAAAGCCATCGATAAAAATTTAAGTCTTGAATCCTTCCCTTTCATTTGTCTTAGTTTTAAGTTTGTAGCTGTACTAACATTTGTTTAGACAAATCCACCATCATCATCTGAATGTGCTTGTCGTACGATTTTTTAAATTCATCTTCGTAGGTATAGATAATCGGAAAGCGAGGTGCGTCTTTGTATCGCTTATCTTGCTTCAAACTACGAGGTTGCGTTATTTTACTCATGGTTTCATGATCCAATATGTAGTTACAATTCCCAAAAGACCTACTCCAATGGTCAGTAAAGTTCGCGATTTTTTCAATACAACTATTCGCTTTTGTTGGTTTTTTACCGTATTGGAAAGCAATTCGATTTGCTTACTTTTCTCTTGCTCGATTATTAGTGACTTTAACATAACAGAGTCATTTGCAGACTGTATGGTTTTATCGTTTTCAATAATCTTTGATTGAAGATTGATTTGATCAGATAAGACCGTATTTAAAGCCTTTTCATAGTCAAGTTGAATGAATGTGAGATTTAATTTAGTAACGTCTGCAGGTTTCAGTAAAATAAGAGTATCTCCACTAATTACTGTCAATTTCGGATAATCGTTTTGTGAAATACTGGAAGCTGCTATCAGCAGAAAGAGACTTAATGTGAAGAGTTTTTTCATTTGCTTGCTGTTTAATGTAAATGACTTTATCTGAATTTGCGCGAAGATGTATCTGTAGATTCAGATTTACCAACTGCAAACTATCTATGCGAGTATTCAGTGCAGCTCGCTCTGCCGTAGTAAGATCTATGATACTTTGAGATTCAATGTATTGCTTGTTCGTATCTGGAACCATATAAATGCTCAAAAGCCATAAACACAGTACAGCGTTTATGGCCAATGAAATGTTGCGAAGAGTGTTATTGTGCATCTTCTGGAGACTCGACATCTTCTTTCTTAAAGAAGTTTGATAAAAACTTACCAACCACGCCAATAGCTAAAGCTGCAATTGCAACTGGCTTATTGTCCATAACGATCGCAGTACCAGAAATACTTGCAGACGTTGCCAATAGACTATCTCCCAACTTTCTCCACTTTGCAGGAGTTGGTGAAGAGTAGTGTTCACTTACTTTTTTCATTTTCATAATCTTACTTGTTATCGTTTTTGAGATTACTATTTTGCTCTGTTATTTTGAATTTCAACATTGCAGATTTTCCGTTTGTGATGAAGACTTTTACCATCTCCGAAATATTGTATCCAAGAATGTCGTTAAAGTTTTCAAGAACACTTTTACCTTCAATTGCAATTAATATTGTCGATGCTCCTTTAATGAATGGAATAGATGGAAGAATTAATTCAGCCCAAGATGAAATGATAAATGCAAGAGGATAAATGATCACCTTATAGACTGATCGTTTCATCTTCTCAGAACTGATCACCTCTCCACGTCTCTTAGATGCCCAGATTCCTGTTACGGCATCAAAGAAGATCATAAATCCAGTGAATAATAGCATTGAAGCTATTGGTATCATGATACCAGAAATCAAGCCTACGAGCAAGACACTGACTTGCTCAAGATGGCTGGCGAAATAGAGTTTTATAGAATCTTTCATGGCTTATAAATTTCGTTTGCAATAAACTCGTTTAAACTATCTACAAGAGGATTTGATGAATTTGACTTATCTAAATTTGCAGGTGCATCGAGGTCATAATTATCTCCACCATATTGACTATCAACAGCAGCATTACTATCAGGATTACCTTGCATACTCATGGCTTGCATTTGAAGATATGCTGAACTTAAAATTGCATCACCCTCATCAAGGTCTTCTGGTAGGTTGTGTTTTCTACGAAGTTCTTTATATCCCATGAAAGATCCACCTTTTTTGATATCCATTTCAATCTCATCTTTTTCAGTATCTGAATCGATACCCATAAACAAGAATTCGTAATCTGGATCAATCGGGTTGATTATGAATTTGTTGATTTTTCTTTGAATGAATTTCAATAATGGGCGAAGTCCTTTATCTCTTGAGAATTGTAATTTTGCTTCATTGCTTGAATTGTCGATCATCGAGGATCCACCACTTCCAGTTACTTCGAAACCGCACTCATCTGGAGCAATCTTATAAACAGCACAAGCGATTTGAATAAGATATTCTTGCCATTTCTGGAACTCCATATCGCGATTGGTTTTCTGCATATCAATCCACTCCATTTTGTCAGATTCAATCACTGGAGTTTTGTGTGCATTACCAACACCTTGCATCATCGACCCCCATTGCTGTCTAAACTCATTCAAACGAGCGGTATTGACGTTACCTGAGACCTTTAATATTCCTTTTGGAGCAGATCCTTGAGAGAAGAATTTTCCGTTATAATTATCGCCATATAACATCCATGTGATAATCTGAACAATGTCTTCTAATTCACTACGTCCATATCCATTTGAATTTAGATCAGTTGAATGATTTCGAATACCTAAACAAAGTTCCCAAGGATAGAATTCAGTTAAAACACTTTCATCGTGAACTTGTACGTAACTTGGATAATATCCGTTTACCATTTCACGAGCAGTACCTTTATAATGTTCGTCGTCAAAAGAGTCTGCCAATCGGTAAGTTGCACCATCTGTAGCAAGAAACTCAACCGGCTGACCTTTTCTGTTACGCACAACTTCGAAAGCCATTTGATCAAGTTCCAATGAATCTTTTGTAATCTTACGTAAGAATGTATCGAAAGAATCTCCATGCCATGCGTTTGAAATAGTACCACAATTTAAGATGAATTCAGTTAGCCACTGAACACGTTTCTTATCTTCACTTGTAGCATCTTCCTTATCGTTCGTTCCATAAGCATTTTTCTTACGAACAACGAAACCAATACCATACTTATCTGACTGAGGCTCAGAGAACGCAGCAACTTGCTCTATTCTCGTACCAATGATTGCACGAACGACAGGAACCTTAGCCATTTGACGAAGGGTATTGTATGAAAGTGCGTATGGTTTGTATTTATAGTCAGTGCTTTGTGAAAAGAGATTTGGATCGAAAATCATCGACTTTGATCCAGACTCTTCGCGAGGCTCTAAATCCTTCCATCGAAGATTGGCTTTCATGATTGCATCAGGATCTGTCGAATGCATAGCCTTTTGAATCGCCAAGACTTCCTCGATAGCAATGCGCTCTTTTCGAGCTTTTATTTCGTCAATTTGTTCAGCTAATTTTGACATTTATAGTGTGTTGTATTTATTGAGGAAGTTCACCTTTATAATAGAAAGGAACGATAATTCCGTCCGATTCATATTGACCTTTTTGAAGAGATGCAACCTCATCTAACGCTTTTTGAAGAGAATCTAACTCTTCTGGAGTAGCATCTTCGCCTTTCTCAAGAATACCTTCACAGTGCTCTTTTAAGTCCAATAAAGACTCTTCAGTATATGTTACAACTGGAGCTACTGAATCAGTAGCAATAGCTTTCTCGATCGTTGCACTTGGAGTAGCAGTTTCTGCAGCTTCAAATAAAGAAAGATTAAGACGTGATTGACGTAAAGATGTGAATTCCATGTATCGTAAAGTTTAAATGTGACGCTAAACATACTGAATTTTGATCACTTCAATAGTTCAACAGTCCAATAGAATGCCCAACTGTTATTTTCGAGAATACTTCGAAAGTGTCACATTCTTCCAATTACCTCCACGCTGTTTTGGATGGATCAAGAAGTCGATTTTATTCTTCCAGCGCTTATTCATTTTATCTTGAATAACCCAAGGACCATCGTATAGCCAAGTACCTCTAACTTCAACAGTATCGCCCATCTTGAATCCTTGTTTTAAGATGTCTCGAGAGATAGCTATCCATCGATGTTCATCTGGATGTGCGACATTGATCTCAGCTCCAGTAGCCGTTGCATTGAAGGATTTATCACACTGAGCAGCGCTTGGCCAATAGCAAGTTGCAGATACAGCAATTGCGTGAGGGATTTGTACTGTCTTGATTGTCGACTTTACAACCTCTTTGCGAGGAATAGTTGGAACTTCTTCAGTTCTGCTTGCGATTGAAATAAGAGCAGCTCCAAGAAGTGCTGCTACAAATACGTACGATCTTTTCATTGATTTTTATTTATGTGATTGTTTGGCCTTTTTGCCGTAATTGCTTTTCTGTAAACTGAAAGCATTTGGCGTTACTTGGTCGATTGCTCGTTTTCGTGGAGGTGTATTGTTCCAGAATTTAATTACCCACGTATTCGTTATGTGGACATACAGTGGAGTAATTTGATCTCGAGAAATTCCTATACAGAAAGAGACACATAGTAATCTCTTTTTTGCGTATTTCGTTGCGAAGTCGAACGAGAGTGGTTTGTGTATTCTCGACGTATTAATTCGCATCTCCAACTGCAATTGGTGTAACTCCTGTCGTTACGGTTGGCGTAGCAGTACAT